CGGGCTGTTCAGATAGGAATATTGCATCGCGATGCTTGCTACATTGCCATCATGAAGAAATTCCAGTCCATTCATGGCGGCAGGATCAACCCAGCCTGTTCCGGTTGGAGTAATGATGACAAGGATCGAGCGATCAAATCCATTTTGTCGCTTGAGTTCCTCAAGTGCGCGCTGTGCACGTTGCCTTGGTTGATCTGCTACATTCAATCCCGCATAAACGCGGACGGGATCAATTGCTGGACGTCCGGTAATCGATGAGATTGCAGAGGCTTCCGGCCCTGAGGCCACAAACTCACGCCCGGCGCGTCCCAGTTGCTCCCAGTTCAGCAAAGATGCAGCGCTTCCTGTCTTGTCGGCAGCAACCGGTTGTGGGCGATCAGGCTCAATACGCGCATCAAGTTCACTGAATGAACGATCGGCTAATCTGAATGCAGACTGTATCAGAAGACCGTTGGCTATTGTCCAGATGAGCACAATCGTGACCACTACGCCAGCAACATTGGCAACTCTGCGCGGCACAAGGCGATGTATCTTTGCTGAAATGAAGCGCCCCAACCCAATGAGGGCCCGCGCGAGCAGCAATAGAACTAGAAATGTAGCGACTGCTAGTCCACAAACGCTTGCCGGATATGCACTTGGTACCGGTTCCATAGCCATTACGGACCGCACGGAATCTTGCCAACCGGCTGAAAAATAAAGCGCTGCTATCGCGATGGCCAGACAGATCAGTCCGACCGCGAGGTTGACGCTGCTCGCAAACGTTCAGCAGGTTTTGGCAATTCGAGATAATTCCAGAGCCAGCGCCAGAACACACCAAGACCATATCCGAAGCCGAAGGCTGTCCCGCATAATATGCCCTGCATGACATAAGTTCGCGGAACGAAGCTTGGAGTCAGTGCGGCAGCAAACAACAAAGTGCCGAGCGCCAGCCCGATACCGGATAGGGAATGTCTGAACCGAAAAACAGCGCTTGTGACAAAGGACATGAAAAACCGAACTTTTGGAATGAGTTACGGGAGCCGAGCCTACAGTATCATTTCAACAACAGGAATCGATTTCTTCAAGCTCTGATCTCCTGAGATTCTGCAAAGCGCTCTGCGAATCTCTATTGCCGAACGGGCTTGGCGAACAAAATCACGGCAAAAGAACCAGAATTATCGTCATGGTTTTATCCTCAAGCCGATTGAGCGCCATATTTCTTTCGGTGGACACTAATTTTTTGAAATTATGTTGGAGAAACTTGATTTTATGGTGTTGACCAATGCGAAAGCCGCCCGTATGTTCCGCGCACTTCCTGGGACGATTTGTTCAATAAGGGAGCGCGTAGCTCAGCCGGTAGAGCAACTGACTTTTAATCAGTAGGTCCAGGGTTCGAATCCCTGCGCGCTCACCAAAAATTTTCAGTAATATCAATTACTTGAGTTTGGTGTGGCCGCTTTTGCCATGTGCCGTAGATGTTCAGGAAATTCCCAGAAAAACATGCATTTTCAGGAATGCGCGGGGAATCGACGGCACATGGATTGTCACATGGCACACGAGTTAGGCAGCGTGTTCTGATTCTAAGCTTTCCATCCATTTTTTAAGGCTGGACCTCCGAGCTGCAACGGTTCCGCCAAGTTTGAAGCTAGGCATAATCTTATCGTAGACCAGCCGATACGCTTGGCGCCTGGTTACACCCAGATACTTAGCGATAGGCTCGACGCCCATAAGAAGATCGGCTTCGTTGTCGTTTTCATGAAGCATATTGATTCCTTCTTTTTATTTATTTGTTCGGAACAAAGATTCCGAGTGGGCGTTGTTGCGGCAGTTCCCCACAACTGAGGAAATTGAAATGACGCCGCAGATCGCATTGGCCGCTAACTTTTATTATCTCGACGAACAGCCGAACGGCCTGTGGGCTGTGAAAGAAACAGTCAGCCAACAGTCGGTTTCCCTTAATGGGCAACTCTGCTGCTCTTTAAAGAAGCGCGATGCCGAAGAGCTAGTCGAATATCTAAATAATTTGGATGCATCGCTGGCCGCGTGATGATCACGCCGCCCTCCGCTTGAAAGGACGGCGATTGTCGTTAGCTGGTCGTACGCGGCGCATACGGATCTTCTCGCCCGTTTTGCGCGACACGTCATAGGCGATGTCTTTGATGGCTGCGGATGTGGCCGGGTCGCTTTCGCGATACCAACGGGCGATTGAGAAAATTGCTGCGGCCGTTGTGCCCTGAGCAATGAATTCGTCGGCGGTCAGGATGTGCGTATGTCTGCTAGACATGAATAAATACTCCTCGTTTGGTTTTGGTAAACGTGACGACCCGTGGCATGAAAACGCGCGGATCGTCGAGGTTGGGTAAGTCCTGGGGCGCAACGGCCCCGTCGCTATCTTGGCTGGTTGGTTAGGCGCCAGCCTTCGTGCAAATTGTCTTTAAAGAAATCGTTGAGCTGACTTGCGAAGCGCTGCCTTTGGTCTGGCGACATTGCTAGGAAAGCACCCATCGCTTGTTCAGACAATGATCGGCCAACCTTCTGTTTCAAGCATCGATCGCCAGACACTGTCCAAGGTGGTCGGGATTGTCTTCTTGGATTGCCCATCACAAAACCCCCATCGCACCGACACCCACAACGACGCAAAATCCAACAACCACCGTCATCTCAACGGCTTCGCGAGCTGCATATCGCACCCAAGGCATAGGCCGGGCATGCTTCTTTGCCCGGTGATCGGGACGACGCATTGGCTCATCGCTACCAGCACGATGCACATCGGTCTGCAGGTCTGGCTCCATATCTGCGAGCATTTCCAATAGCGCCCGGTTCATGCTGCCACTCCTACGTGAACAGTCGTTTCCTGTTGAATGTTATCGTTCGCTACCGGCGCTAGGCGATAATATCCGTTCGGCTCAACGCCGCGCATGCGCTTCGGAATGGTCCAGCCATAGGAGGGCAGGGTTTTGCGGATATAGCAGACCTGAGTGCGGACTGTTTGATGTGCATTTTCTGGGCCGCCGTTCGGATCGAACGCATAGACATTATCAACGAGGTCGTTGATGTGCATCCGGCGCGGATGAACCGACGTCAACGCGTCAACAATATCTCGTTGGCCTTTTGAGAGGGGCGCATCTTGAAGGTCGATGGCTGGGTTGGTCATATTACGCAGCCTCCTGCTCAACGCTGGCACCTGCCTCGCAGAGTTCGGCGAGAAACACATCATGGTTAGACGTGGCAATCGCGCCGCTTGTCTGGAAGACTTCAAACGTTTCGCCGGCACAGAGCTTAGCCAAGCGTGTTGCTTCGGCAAGCGCCTGCTCAAATGAGCCGTGTTCAAAAGGGAGGTTGGTGCGAATGCCAACTCGTCCTGTTTGTTTGCCGCGGCGGAATACAAAGAATCCGCCGCCGATAACTTCGTTGGGCCGGGCGTTAGGTCTTCTTCTTCTCTGGGCTGTTGTGCTGGTCATGGTTTCTACTCCTCGTGTTTGGTTGGTAAGCTGTTCAGCAGATCGAGCTGGTAAGGCTGTCTTCGTGCTGTTGGAGAAACATATACGATAAACGTATTTTGCTGTCAACTCGAAAATACGAAATGCGTATATGACACAGTTATACGATTATGCGATATATCTTCTATGGAAACGGATATAATTAAATGGTTCGCTGAAGCGCTTGATGCTTGTGGGTTGACGCAAGAACAAGTTGCCAAAGAGCTCGGATTAAACCGACAGCCTGCGATAAGTGAAATTCTGAAAGGCAAGCGTCAGCTCAAGGCCAATGAAATGGTCATAATGAGTAAGCTGAGCGGAATGGCATTGCCGGATCGTAGCACAAAGATACCTGTGCTTGGATATGTAGGTGCTGGCGCCGAAGTTTACCCGATCGACGATGGCGATCCGCTGTACGACGTGACCATCAGTAGTGCGCTGCCGAAAGACACTGTTGGCGCTATTGTTCGCGGCGACAGCATGTATCCCATTTTTGAGGATGGGGATCTCGTCGCCTACTCAGGAATCGAGATGCTACCCGAAGACGCACTCGGCAAGACTTGCATGGTTGAACTGCAAGATGGTCGCGTCCTTATAAAAACAGTTCGCCGCGGTGTGGTTCCCGGCCTCTACACTTTAACCAGTACAAATGCTCCGGATATCGAAGATGTAGAAATTGTGTGGGCTAGGAAGTTTGTAATGCGGATGCCAAGGGAATTTTGGCGCTCACTCTAATACGATTATCGTTTGAATATTCAAGGTCGCGCAAGCGGCCTTTTTTGTTATCTTTTTACGAAATACGAAAAACGTATTGCATCGCGTTGACAAAAATACGAATCGCGTATATCTTCCAATCATCAACCGACACAAAGAATGTCGGGACACACAAAAGGAGAATGAGTTGCAAAAAGAGAAGCCGGAGCTTCCGCGACCGGACAGATAGTTAAAAACCACCCAAGACCGACCAGCCACACGAGGAGAAAATCATGACCATTTCAATCAGAGCGCTTTTCGCTGTCAACGACAAATATCCACCGTAGACCAACAGGAGCGCTGGCCTCGCATATGAGGCTGGCGATGTTGCGCGTGGGAGTAAGTTAAAAAGAGGGGTGCCGGATGGCCAACGATCTATTACCGCTGGATACACTCGGCGCCACCATAAGAGCGCATGTCACCAAAGGTGATGCATCCATAGAGAAAGCCGAGCAGCACTATAAGGCGGCCGGCATTCATCTAATGGAGGCAAAAGAGCGCGTGAAGCGCACAGCAAATTTAACTTGGCCAGCCTTCCTTAATGCACATTGCAGCATTCGCCGCTCCCGTGCAGACGAGCTAATCGCAATCGCAGAAGGCAAGACTTCGTTGGCTGAGTTGCGGGAATACAAAGCCGAAACGATGCGACGAAGCAGACAGGAAACGTCACAACGTTGTGGCAAACTATCCGAAAAAATCAAACAAATTCAACAAATCACCACTTCTCAGACGGTTTCAGAGCCACAAGACGACCGCTCCCGTTTACTTGAAGAGATACACGCTGAATTAGGCCGGCAAGATGTCAGCGTGTTGCAGACCATCCTTGCCATATTAAGAAGAGGAGAGTTCATTACATGACCAAAAGTCTTGTACGCGTCGAGCCTGAAAGCATCAACAATGCCGTGGATGAAGTTCTAAATCGAACACGCTCTATTTCGCTACCACTTGATGAAAAACCCATCGGTCTCAATGACATTAATATCTTGTCGTATACGATTATCGAGGAGGCGCTTTATGACATGAAGCCTTCCGAGCTTTCGTTCGTTGCGCAGATGGCCAACACGGCCAGCATTTCTGATCGACAGCGCAACTGGATTAAGAAAATTGCCATCAACTACATTGGTATTGATGTTGACGCCAAGCAGTCTGACGGTTCGTTCACGGTTACGGTTCAATCCTCAAAAGACAAACGGACTCCATCTCCAGACAACGACAATCCCAAAGCTGCACGAAAGCCACGTCGAAAGGCAGCCTAACCCTCATTCTGCCTCACCAGCAGAACGCATGATCTGGCATGCGACCAAACACGAGGAAAAAGCCTTGCGCCAGATAGTAGGGCAAAAGCATAAAAAGGCGGAGTTTAAGAGCCGGCACCACCCGCTGCTCGCCCCGCCTCGTAATCCCAGCGCTACACGAGGAGGGCTTGCGCCACTTCTACACGCTGGTTTCCTTGCCGGGTACCACCCCAGCCGACAAGACAGATGGCTTCGACTCGGCCATTTGTCAATACCAACCAACACGAGGAGCTAATTGCAAAATCACCAAGACAGACCTGTCTTGCAGGCGGAGGCTCGCAGCCACCGGGATGCAGGAAAGGCATATAGCAAAATTGCATCCATTATGGGGCTAACCAAGGGCCACGTCTGGTCCTTGCTAACCGAACGTGCACCACAATCCAAGCCGCCAGAAGCAAGTGCAAATGTCGTTGTTAAGCGACGCACGCATCGCGGCTCTTGCTCAACTATGTGTCGCGATGTCTTTATCGCGATGCCACGTATTACAGTTCTGGACGGCATTTATGCACCCGACGGTGCGGCCACGGTCCACTAGCCTTAAAGGCACGACGGCGGTTGCATTGCGCATCTACAGCGTACACGCACCGGCCACAGATCAACCTCCTGATAGGAGGCATTATGAAATCCCACAACTTCCGTGAGCCACACAAGGCGCATCAAACAAAATTTACACGAACTGGCGAGCGGGACACGACCAACCGCAAGCCTTATCGAACAGCTGCGCAGAAAGTTGCGGCTCAACGAGACGCCGTCCTTAAAGACGGCCGGTATGTGTCAAACGCTCCTGTGTCTTTCAGTAGAACGAAGCGGGGTGCAGCGTGACTTGCGAATGCGGCGACTGCTGGGATTTGCCCGGCTCAATTGTGACCCACAAGCTGACAGGCTGGAAGGGCATAATCATCGGCGATCGAGACGGCTGCATGTTCCTCACGGTGCGGTTCTGGATACCAGGCACCGGCCTTGGGACGGTTGAAGTTTCGCGCTTCGAAGTTGAACCACCTTCCAATGATGTCGACGGCGGTGGCGGCTCTGAGGTCGCAACTGAAGAAGACAACGTCATTCCGGTGGATTTCACCAAGGGCGTGAAACTGACCAAATCAACAAAGACGAGGGGAGTAGCGTGATGGCACCCTTCAATGACTACGTCGTAGAAGACGACCGCATCTTGGAAACACCAACTTCCAGCGTTCTCGGTCTCGGCGATCGTTTCGTCATGGGGCTCGCAGTTGTCGCAGCCTTAGCGCTGGCCATCGGATTTTTCTCATGGGTGCTGTCGTGAACGCCGTTGCGCCAGTCGGCAATGGCACCGGGAAGATTGCTCGTTCTCTGGCCTTAACGGGCTTTACGCTCGGGCTCTTGCTGATCGTTGCAGGCTTCATTTTCTGGAATGCAGTGTTGCCGTTCTACGGACTGCTTTATTTGTGGGGTGCGTCATGACCTACCCACGCTTTCCAACAATGGCGACGGAAGCGCCAGTCTGGCTAATCGGCTCGCTTGTTTTGCTGGCCATGATGGTCGGTCTGAAAATCCTATGAACGCTCTAGCTCTAATCGGCGGCATCGTCGTTTGCGCAATCATCGCCTACGGGGTTGCGCAGATCGTTGCAAACACCACACCACCAAAAAACACGAGGAGAAAATAATGCGAGGCATTGCAGCACTATTTGTGGGCTTTGTTGCCCTTCTGGTCACTATCACCGTTGTATTCGGTTCTTGGTACACCATCGACCAAGGAGAAAGAGGCGTACTGTTGCGCAACGGGGCGGTTGTTGGCTCTGCACAGCCCGGCCTTGGCTTTAAAACGCCTTGGATTGAGGAGGTTGTAAAGGTGTCTGTGCAGTCACGCGCTCAGATTTACAAGGAAGTGCCCGCTTATTCGAAAGATCAGCAGTCAGCCATCCTTGCACTTTCTGTCAATTATCGCATTCCCGCAGATCAGGTGACTGAAGTCTATGGCACGTATGGCGGCGAGGATGGATTACTTGCTCGTCTTGTTGATCGTCGCGTCAATGAAGACCTGAAAACCGTTTTTGGCAGGTTTACGGCGGTGCAGGCCATTCAGGAACGAGGGCGGTTGAATATGGAGGTTGCGACAGCCGTTCAAAATTCGGTTAAAGGACCGGTGATTATCGATAGCGTGCAAATCGAAAACATCGACTTTTCCGATGTTTATGAAGCCAGCATCGAGCAGCGGATGCTTGCTGAAGTCGAGGTGCAGAAACTTCGTCAGAACGCCGAGCGCGAAAAGGTTCAAGCCGAAATCACTGTGACACAGGCAAAGGCCAATGCGGACGCAGTGCGTGCTCAATCCAATGCAGAAGCCGAAGCAATCCGGATCAAAGGCGACGCCGAAGCGGCTTCTATCAAGGCGCGCGGTGATGCGCTGCGCGAAAATCCCGGCCTTGTAGCTTTAACGCAGGCTGAAAAGTGGAATGGCCAGTTGCCAACCACAATGTTGCCGGGCGGCTCAGTGCCGATGCTGCAGCTGCAATAAGCAAACTCGGCGGGGTTCGCTCCGCCGACATAACCACCGACCAAAACCACACGAGGAGTTACTTATGGCTATTGATTTCAGCCAATTGAGACGCGCCGAAGATCCATATCCGCCTATTTTCATTATCTATGGGGGCGAGGGGCTAGGAAAAACTAGCTTTGCAGGAGAGTGGCCAAACCCGTTCTATGTGCGAACTGGTGCGAATGAGCGACCTCCTGTTGGTGTCGATATGATGTCGTTCGGACTGACTGAAACGTATTCTGAGTTTCTTGATCAGATTGACTGGATGCTCGAGGCAGATCATGACCGACTAACCTTCGTTCTTGATACTGTTGATAGCCTCGAGGCTCTCGTAATCGACGAAGCGTGCGCACGACACGGATGGCAAACAATCAGCGATGGCAAGTTTGCTGAGCCAAAGAATGCTACGGCAGAAATTTGGCGTGAAGTGATCAAGAAGCTCACAGAACTAAAGACGGCTGGCTACGCAGTTGTGTTAATAGCTCATGTGACAACCAAAACAGACCCTGGCGTTACCACCGATAGCTACCCTCGCTATCGCCTTAATCTGCGAATGCAGGATGACGCTAATTCATTAGCCCATGCTGCTGATATCGTTGGTTTTATTCATCAACGGGTTTCGATCCAAAAAGAGGCGGGTGGTTTTCACAAGGATAACGTCAAAAAGCGAGGCGAGGGGAGTGGTGAGCGCCTCATTGGCATAGAAGAACGTCCCGGCTTTATCGCTAAGAATCGCCATAAGCTGACGGGTGCATTGCCGTATAAAGCCGGGCACGGATATGCGGTTTTCCAGCCTCATATTATTGAGCCTTATGGCCGCGTAGTTCAAGGTGCAGACGAAGAGCAAGAAGCTGCTTAACCGTGCTCCATGACAACGATAACGCGCTTCCGCGCACACGTGCGGAAGCTAAGAAAATCGGGGCGAAGCACTACTTCACCGGGCTTCCCTGTAAGCGAGGACATATCGCCGAGAGATCGACGAAAGATGCGATCTGTCAAGAATGCAATAGAGAGCGGTCGCGCGATTTCGCACGAAAATACCCCGAAATAAAGAAGCTAAGAGATCATGGATACTATTGGTCGGACCCTGACGCCCGTAGGGAAACAGCGCGTATTTATGCGGCAGCCAATGCTGAAACAGCACGAATACGTGCAGCTGAATGGCGGATAGCAAATCCGGAGCGCGCTGCGCACAATGATAGAATTAAACGAGCAAGAAAGCGCGGCGCAGATGGTAGTCATACTCTGAAGGAGATTGCAGATCTTCTTAAAAAGCAGAACTACAGATGCATTTATTGCAATGCGTCAATCAGAAAGAAGAAAAACCGTCATGTCGATCATATCATGCCGCTCAAGTTGGGCGGATCGAACGACATAATCAACATACAATTACTTTGCCCGACTTGTAACATGTCAAAGAAGGCAAGCCATCCCGTAGACTATGCTCGTCGCATAGGCCTGCTTATCTAACCCCACCACCAACACGAGGAACTAACACATGGCGAGACTTGGAACGGCGTTTGACGCCACCCAACACGATACAACGCAGTCGGACTATTCCGAGCTGCCGAACGGCACATACAAGATGGAAATCGAGGCGGCCGACGTGGTGCCGACTTCGACCGGCAGCGGCACTATCCTGAAAACAACGCTGAAGGTGCTCGAACCCGCTGAATATGCTGATCGCAAGCTGTTCAACAACTACAACATCGAGAACAAGAACCCACAGGCGCAAGAGATCGGCCAGCGACAGTTCGCCAGCCTTTGCCGCGCGCTCGAAATGTCTTCTGTTGAAGACACCGACGATCTGCTCTTTAAGTCTTTCACCGTGCGAGTGGCCCTCGGTAAGCCTTCAAAGGACGGCCAGTATCCTGCGCGCGCCGAGATCAAGAAATACTTCTTTCCAGATGAAAACAACGTGCCTGAAGCGAGCATCGACGCTCAGCAGCCTGCGGCGGCAGCGCAGCGACCAGCCAATGACAACCGCCCTGCAGCGGCAAACAACAACAAGCCAGCGCAGCCTGCAAAAGCTGCGGGCAGCCGTCCTTGGTCTAAGTAAATACCTGACAAGCTGCCGGTGCTAGCGCGCCGGTAGCTTACCGAACCAACACGAGGAGTTTTGTATGGCTTATGAATCAGAGCGCAGACAGATCGATGGTGCGCTTCCAATACGCTTCGACGGTGCGTTCGTTGCTGGCGGCGCAGTAACGAGCGTGTTCACTGGGACTGACATCAATGACGTTGATTTGTATTTCAAATCTCGCCGCGCATTCGAGCGAGCTGTCTTTGATGCATATGAAGAGGGCTTGTGGTGCGTTGCCGCCAGCAAGCGCGCTGTAACATTTGCTGACCAGAGCAAAAATATTGCCCAGTTGATGCACTTTGACTTCTTTCCGACTGCCCAGTCTATTTTTGACGCGTTTGATTTTACCGTTTGCATGGGCTCGTTTGATCTGGATGCGGACGCCAATAGCGCTGACTCCGGTTTTGCCTTTCATCCTGACTTTCTGAAGCATAACAGTCAGCGTTTTCTAAAATTCAATGCTGGCACGCGCTATCCACTGGCATCAGCTACCCGCGTTCTGAAATACCAACAGCGCGGCTACACCATCGGGAAAGGCGACATTATGAAAGTTGCCTTGGCGGTTCGCGGCGTGAAAATTGAAACTTGGGAAGATCTCAAAGACCAGATCGGCGGCGCTTATGGTGACAAGGTGGTGCTTGGTAACGAGGACAAACCTTTCACCATTGAAGCAGCTATCGAGGCGCTGACTGTGGACGATGCGGAAAGTGAACCATGGGTGCAACCGGCCAACGATAATATGCCGGGCAATGCCGAAGCGCTGCTGAACCACCTTGCCGATCTCAATGGCATCGAATTTGTTCCGCCTGAGCTTGACGAAGACGGCTGGCCTCTAGCGGCCTAAGCTAACCACGGCGCGGTCACCAGCCGCGCCTACCACCAACACGAGGAGAAACCCATGCGGGTAACGCTTGACCGAGCGCAGCTTGCGCACGCCTTGTCTACCGTGACGAAGGCGGTTGAAGCTAGAACGATAATTCCAATTCTTGGCAACGTGCTTTTGTCCGCGGACAAAGGACAGCTAAGCATCACTGGCACCAATCTTGATCTGGAAATCAGCACCAGCTTGCCGGTTCTTGATAGCCAGGACGGCACAGTCACGGTTGCGGGCAAGCTGCTTGCGGACATTGCCAAGAAGGCAACAGGCGACGTTAACTTGGAAGCCGACGGCAATCATCTGATCGTTAAATCTAGCAAGAGCCGTTTCAAGCTGGATACGCTGCCAGCCAATGACTTCCCGTCCTTCAATCACGGAAGCTTCGATACCACGATCGACATCGATCTGGCATCACTAGTGCAGGAAGTGCAGTTTGCTGTCAGCACCGAAGAAACCCGCTATTATCTATGCGGCGTATTTTTGGAAGCAAAGGACGGCCATATCATTGCTACGGCGACAGATGGTCATCGTCTCGCATCGACACGTATTGAGCAGGAAGCAACGTTGCATCAGTTATTCTGCCCAACAAACTGCTCTCATTGCTGCCGGCCGGAGTTGTGTCAGTTTCGTTGTCGTCGAACAAGGTAATGGTCGAGAGCGGTTCGACAGTCATCGTGTCGAAGCTCGTCGACGGCACATATCCCGATTACGAGCGTGTCATTCCCAAGCCCTCGGAGCGTGTCGCTACGCTGTCGGCAAAAGCACTGCGCGAAGCTGTCGGTCGCACGTCGGTTATCGCCAGTGAACGCGGGCGTGCTGTGCGCTTCTCGTTTGCTTCGGATGCTCTCACGCTGAACGTCGCTAATCCAGATCGCGGCGATGCGACCGAGGAGATGGAAGTTTCATTTAGCGCAGAGCCGCTGACGATCGGTTTCAACGGTCAGTATGTCACCGATCTTATGGCAGCGTTTGGTGCGGATGAAATCACAATGTCGATGGCAGATTCTGGTTCGCCAGCATTGGTAACATCCGCAAGTCGGCTGGGTTTTCGCACAGTAATTATGCCGATGCGAGTGTAGGTGCGGTGACGATGAAAAGCACCTTTGCGATATTCAAGCAGGTCTCACCCGAAACAGACCGACCATTTCGCGTCATCGAAACATACGTGACCTCGGAGGGGATGCGTTCGCGCATCTGCTCTGGCGCTTTCTCCACAATCGATGCCGCTCAAAGTTGGCTTGCTCAGTTAGAAACCGGTTCGGCATAATGGCACCACTCCCCAAACCACAATCGACAACCGTCGGCGCGATTTATGCTGCGTACGAGGCCCAGGCGAAATCCTGGGACTCGTGGGGCATCAGCGTGGGCGAGGCTGGTACAGAATGCGACAGGGCGCTTTGGTATGGCTTCAGGTGGGCATCGGCTCACGAGGTGCATAGCGGCCGTCAGCTGCGCTTGTTTGAAACGGGTAACATCGAGGAAGACCGACTTGTCGCTGACCTAGAACGCATCGGCGTCGACGTGTACGGTCAGCAAGACAAGATCCGGCTCGTGTCTGGCTTCGTGCGCGGCAAGTGCGACGGTAAGGCAATAAATGTGCCAGAGGCATCGAAGACCGAACACCTGCTAGAGTTTAAATCGAGTAATGCGAAGGGCTTCGCGCTGATTGTTAAGGACGGCTGTCAGAAAGCAAAGCCGCTACACTATGCTCAGTGCCAGCTTGGAATGCATGCCTTCGGGCTTACACGATGCCTCTATCTGGTGTCATGCAAGGATAGCGATAGTCTCTATTCTGAGCGCATCGAATACGATCTGGAATTCTGCCTGCGACTTGTGGCGCGCTGCGAACGCATCGTGTTTTCGGACACGCCTCCGAGCAGAATTAGCGAAAACCCGGAGTTCTTCGGATGCATGTTTTGCAAGCAGAAGGCCGTCTGTCATCACGATGCACAGCCGCGTGTGAACTGCCGAACCTGCCTTCATGCTCAACCTGAAAGCGGCGGCGATTGCCATATCTCATGCGCACGATGGGCAAAGCCATTGTCGATCGATGAGCAGCGCGACGGTTGCCCGGCGCATTTGTATCTGCCGGGCATGGTCAACGGCGAACAGATCGATGTCGACGAGGATGCCGAGACGATCACTTATCGAATGAAGTCGGGAGACGTTTGGGTGGATGGGGCTAAGGGAGCCTAATTCCGTGCCTCTCTAAACGTGCTCTGGCTGCATTAACAACGTTCTCATCGAAACGATCAGGGTACTCCATGATGATATATTCTCCCGTAAACTCTGCAAGACCATCATCAACAAGTATCTGGAAGCCTTCTGTCTCTTTCCGGCTGAGCGCCCAATCAGAAAGTGTTTTGACGGCTCCCGCCGTTTTTATTTTGCGACGTGTATACCCTGCAGGTTGCCGTCTACCGTTCCGGTCACTCAGAATCTCTTCCAATGCGGCAACTGCTTCCCAAATCCGGCGTTCAATTGGATCGTCGTAATCTCTACCAGACAATTGAAACAACCTGCGTTTGCACGCAGTAACGATTTCGGGTGCCTTACCTTGAGCGTTTTTCATCAAGTTACGTATCTTCGCGGTATCGTCCATCGTCATTGGATCTAATGCCATGTTTACCCCTCTGGAGTTTGGATGCTAACCTTACGAAACTACCAGTCAGAAGCAATAGACGCCGTTTTCGACTATTGGCAAGAGGAGGCAGGCAATCCACTTGTTGATCTTGCGACCGGCTGCGGCAAGTCGTTGGTGATGGCGTCACTTATCCAGCGCCTCGTTGAAGGCTGGCCTGACATGCGCGTGATGGTCGTTACGCACGTCGCAGAGCTAATCGAACAGAATTATCTGGAATTGCTGGGCGTCTGGCCATTCGCACCTGCTGGCATCTATTCGGCGGGTCTTGGTCGCCGTGATGCACGCAGTCAGATTGTGTTCGCCGGCATTCAGACTGTTCACAACAAGGCGCAGCAAATCGGCCACGTCGACATCCTGATGGTCGATGAGTGCCACCTGATTCCGATCAACGGCAACACGATGTATCGCAAGTTCATCGATGCGCTGCTTGAGATCAATCCTGATATGAAAATCCTTGGACTGACTGCCACACCTTATCGGCTGGATAGCGGGCGCTTGGATGAAGGCGCGGATCGTCTGTTTGATCAGATCGTCTACACCTACGGCGTTGCTGACGGTATCCGTGACGGCTTCCTCGCTCCTTTGACGAGCAAACCAACGGCTACTGAATACGACGTCAAAGGCGTTGGGCGGCTCGGCGGCGACTACAAACAGCGCGCGCTGGAAGAGGCGATCAACCGCACTGACCTTAATGATGCCGTGGTTTCTGAGATCATCGCGAAGGGCGCAGATCGTCGTTCCTGGCTTTGTTTCTGTGCTGGCGTAAAGGCTGCGCTGGACGTGCGTGACGTGTTAAGATCCCGCGGCATTACGTGCGAAGCCGTGACGGGCGATACCCCGAAGGAAGAACGCCGCCGCATCCTTGAGGACTTCAAAGCATACCGCATTCAGTGTGTAACGAACAATTCAGTTCTTACAACAGGATTCAATCATAAGGGCGTTGATTTAATTGCATTTATGCGCCCGACACTGTCCTTGAGTTTGTACGTTCAAATGGCTGGGCGGGGCACGCGTCCTTTATATAAGGCGGGTGCACAGCTGGATACCGTTGAGGAGCGGCTCGCCGCTATCGCGGCAGGACCTAAACGTAATTGCCTCGTCCTGGATTTCGCGAAACTCGTCGACCGGCACGGCCCTGTCGACATGGTCGAGCCGAAAGCGCCAAGCGCTGGCAATGGTGAGCCGCCAATCAAGATTTGTCCGACAGTTCCAGACGACAATGGAGCCGTCGGTTGCGGTGAGAAGGTGCATATCTCGCTGATGAAGTGCCCATGCTGTGGATATGACTTTCCGCCTAATGAGGATGAGAAGCTCACACGGCAGGCCGCCGACGTTCCGATTGTTAGCACAGCCGAAGCAGAATGGCGCAAGGTAACCGGTAGGACGTTTCACTTTCACGAAGGAAAGGGCGACAAGCCGCCATCGGTCAAGTGCTGCTACATCGCTGGATATACGCAGATCAACGAATGGCTGTGCCCGCAGCATACGGGTTTCGCACAGACGAAGGCGCATCGATGGTGGACGCAGCACGGAGGTCAGCGTCCGTTTCCCAAGACGGTCATGGAATGGCTTGAACGTCAGCGCGAGCTGCTGACCACCGACGAAATTAGTGTCGTTCCGAATGGCAAATACTGGAACGTGAAAGACGTGCGTGCGGGAGCAGTGGCAGATAACGACAACGCTCCGGAGCCAGCGAACGACAACGTGTCTGTTGGCCTTTCGGAGCTTTTAGACGACGAGATACCGTTTTGATCCCCAGAAACAAGAACGCCCGCTGCACTGGGAGGAGGAGTGTGCAACGGGCTGATCTGATAAGCGCGACTGGGAGGAGGAGTGCCGCGCTTGGCGTCCAGTCTCTGGGAGGAGGAGTGAGACTGAACAACCCAAAGATAGGTAACTGGTATGATGATTACAATGGGCAATGTCGCACATCAGTTATGCACTTAATGCATAGGCCTAAAAATGGAAAACCGCCCGGCAGCATCGAAATGCGCGCAGGCGGTCTTATCCTCCCAGACGGGGTTCATCTAGCAGTATTGCTTTAGTAAAGCAACAAGTACCGATAAGTACATAATCATACTAAAACAGTGTGATTATGGTTTTACAGGATTTGATCTTGCGTGATGATTTTTCAAGGCCCGTATCGCGCTTTGGGCGGGGGGCTTGGGGTGCGCGATACGGGTGCCGTCCTGCGGACAGGATGCGCATCATACTTAAGTATCGCCTGTAGAAATCAAAATGACAGATTGTTGCAGCTGCAAATGGATAGTGCTGGAACCTTTTACAAAAACGTCGCTCCGCGGCGAGTAAACGCACGGAGCGACTGTGAACCGCTGCCCCTGCCCAGTGGGCGGTTCACAGTGAACGATAACACTGATCTACAAATATTCAAAATTTTCTGGAGAAAAATCTGGCGCCATTAACATTCGGAGCCAACCAACGTGTTAAACTTCTACCACCAACCGACCACACGAGGAGAAGTAATGAATAATACAGAAACTTACGATCCGTACACAGCTAGAGGCATAGGCGACAACAACCCGCCGGCCTCAGCATATGAGACGATCAAGCAGGAAATCGAAGACCTGTTCGGAGAGGCGAAGAATTTCGCGGACGGCGAAGCCATCGACAGTCAGGCTCTGGCCGACGCCGTAACCGAGCTGCACGACAAGTTGCATGAGGCTGGGAAGCGCGCAGATGAGGTTCGCAAGGACGAAGCTAAACCACACGACGATGCGAAGGCGGAAATTCAGACCCGCTATAACAAGCTAATCGGCAACACTAAAACTTCAGGCAAGGGCAAGGTCGTACTTGGAAAAGAAGTGCTGCAAGGACTTCTGACCCCTTGGCGCAATAAGGTTGCAGCAGAAAAGGAAGCTGCGGCACGTGCAGCGCGTGAGGAAGCTGATCGCGTAATCCGCGAGGCGCAGGACGCAATGCAGGCGAGCGCTGGTAATCTCGAAGCGCGCGAGCAAGCAGAGGAACTGGTCAAGGAAGCCAAGCAAGCTGGCCGTTGGGCGAAGCGCGAAGACAAGGCAGCAACAACCGGCACTGGCCTTCGATCAGTATGGCACTGTGATCTGGTCGACGAGGGCGTCGCGCTTGATTGGGCATACGGCCGTGCGCCGGAGCGTTTCAAAGCAGTGGTTCAAGCAATGGCCGAAGAAACAGTACGCGCCGGTATGCGTCAGGTGCCGGGGTTTACGGTACGGGAAGAGAGGGTGGCGAGGTGATGGGTAAGCCATTGCCGGTTACTTGGCTTATCGTTAATTAGATAGGCTAAGGCGAGTGGAGGGTTAAATCGTGCGCAAGACTGAATTGTACCAAAAATCTAGCGGTAACTCAGCACAGTTTGTTGATCACTGGTTTCTCGTTTACGCTGACGACGGCACTTATCAGGTCGAATACCAGTGGATCAACAAAATGGGTCTAGGGCGGAAGGATGTCGAAGGATCAGCCATTTATTCAATAAATGAGGCGCTAAACAAGGCCCCCGCAGAAGCGTTAGATGCCCTCAAGAGGGAACTGGATATCTGACCTAATCTACCCGCCAGCCACCAACTGGCGGATTACCACACACGAGGAGTACCAGATGGCAATGATTGCCGGAGTTGGCATGCACAGTCATGCCGAAAGAGAGCACGATTTTTATGCCACTCCGCCAGAGGCAGTGCACTCCCTATTATCGATTGAGAGCAAGTGGCTGCCGAATGGCACCATTTGGGAACCTGCATGCGGCGACGGTGCGATTGCGGAGGTGCTCAAAGGTGCCGGTCACAACGTAGTATGTTCGGATATTGTGGATCGTGGATACAGTGGCGCTCGTGTGATGAGTGCCTTCGATGCCGATTCCACCTACCAATTCCCAGCAATCATGACCAACCCGCCGTTTAAGCTTGCTCGACAGTTTGTCGATTTGGCGCTTGCACGTGCACCGTATGTCGCCATGCTGCTCCGGCTCTCATTCCTTGAGGGCACAGCTCGGAAGCCTTGGTTTGCTATGACTCCGTTGGCAAGAGTGCATGTCGCTTCCCGGCGATTGCCAATGATGCATCGTAATGGATGGGCGGGGCCGAAGGCTGGGTCTGCTGTCTGCTATGCGTGGTTCGTTTGGGACCGCCGTCACGAGGGCCGCCCTATCGTCCAGTGGTTCGACTGGCGCGATCATGTTGCTGCAAACGACAATAAGGATTTACTGGGGAGGGTGGCAGTATGAATGAGCTATGCCTTCCTCACTCCGGCAGCTATTTGTTTGGCCTTTACCGCTGCTATTCGGGCCGGACGTACGAACAGGCGTTCAAGAAGGTCCAGAGTCAGATCCTCAAGTGCCTCAGCCTCTTCACGCGTGTAAGGATCGACGTCATGAGTTGCGTCGTTTCCATCAAGAGCAACTATGTCAGCAAGCTCAACAATATCTTTTTCAAGGATATTCATTTCTCCAAGAGATTTAATTCTAACGCGGAGCGCTTGCGCTGGTTCTTTACCTTCAAGGCGGGGATCATGAGTATATATATACTTAGTCGCCACATCGAGTGTCTTGCGATACATGGATCCCGAAGCCTCATACCAAGTCATCTGGCGGCACTCGTTCGCTTCACGAAAGAGCCCTGCAATTCTAACAGGTATATGTTCGCTAAGCTCGATGGCAGTCGTCGCGATACGTATTGGGGCGTCTTCCAGTTTGGCATTAGGTTGTTCCAGGGACCCTGTATAATTTGCAGGGCTTATGGAAGCATCCGACGAGCGCCAAGCATAAATAGAAATCGATTTGCAATCAGCGCAAGCACCAGCAACCTCCCAATTTTTATAGCCGTCAACGCAATTCGACCCAACGAGAAAGTGCTGCACTTTTCGAACGCCACAACGAACGCAATCACGAATAAAAAAAGCCATAGAATCCCCCCGATAGAAGCAGGTTCAATTGTTACTTGCGGACTCTTCTGTATGCAAGGTGACGCAGCATGAGCCATCCAGATCAATGCCACGTCTGCTTCCGTCACGCCGCTGGTCTCGGCGTGCAGGAGCACAAAGAACCGATCCGCTGGCTATGCAAGGAATGCGCTGACATTGCCGAGCATATCCGTTCCCGACGCAGGATGGACCCTTACGAACTGCGCGCCATTGATACCGGCGTTGAGGCTGTTGGGGTTTTCCTTGGCACTATAGGCAAAACCGACCTCGCAGATTGCGATGAGCTCGAAGCCAGGCTCCTGGTGAAAGAAGCATGGCTCGGCTGCGGGAGAGGGATGCGGGAAGCTTTGAAGGATGCGCCGTTTTAGGAAAGGCACCGTTTTGATGAAACATGACAACGACAACAACGCACTGCGCTTTTTGTCCGTCTGTAGTGGAATAGAAGCCGCATCGGTTGCGTGGAATCCGCTCGGCTGGGAGGCGGTTGCTTTTAGCGAGATAGAGAAATTCCCGTCAGCGGTGATGGCGCATCATTATCCTGATGTACCGAACCTCGGAGATTTTACCAAGATCGATACATCGACTCTCGGCAGGGTCGATATTCTCTGTGGTGGCACGCCTTGTCAGGCATTCTCTATCGCGGGTGCGCGCAGATCGCTTGACGATGCACGCGGTAACTTAACCCTAGCCTTTGTGGAGCTTGCACATGAGCTTGCAGCAGGAAATGGACTTCGCAACGCCGTATGGGAAAACGTTCCCGGCGTCCTCTCAACCAAAGACAACGCATTCGGATGTTTCCTGGCAGGACTTGTCGGAGCAGATGATCCCTTGCAGGCGCCAGACGGGCACAAATGGCCAAACGCAGGTATGGTTGCCGGGCCACGGGCACGGGCCGCTTGGCGGGTTCTCGACGCTCAATATTTTGGACTGGCCCAACGACGCAAGCGTGTCATCGTTATCGCAGATTTTGGAAACGGGGCAGATCCCACAGCGGTTTTATTTGAGCGCAAAAGCTTGTCAGGGAATACTCCGCCGAGCAGAGAAGCGGGGAAAAAAATTGCCGGCACCCTTAAAGCTTGCGCTGGAAGCGGTGGCTGGTCAAACAGTGCAGATCATGCCGCCGCAGGATTGATGGTTCCCGAATGTGCGGAAGTTGCCCCAACAATTAGCGCGCGCCCTACAGGCGGTGGCGGGCTCGGAACCGACTTCGATTTAGATGGCGGGCTGATCTCATCAACGGGTGATGTTGCCCATTGCCTGAATGCCGGTGGCATGGGACGTCAGGACTATGAAACTGAGACGATGGTTGCTCAGCCCTACACGCTTGCGATCCGTGGTCGCGGTGAAAGCCATGATCTGGAGTATCGTCAAGATGGTACTGCAAACGCGTTACTGACGCCAAACGGAGGACGTGCTGGAAACGGCGTCGGGGCGGTTTGTACGCCTGTTCATGCCATTCAAGCTGGCGCGCTGCGAGAGAATCCAGCCAGCGGACCTGATGGAGTTGGGGTTCAGGCCGATGTTGCTTACACGCTTGAGGCAAGGGCCGAAGTGCAGGCTGTCGCTTTCGACTGGTACGCTAGTTCGTCACAATCACTACCGATCAATGAGTTCAGTCCGCCATTGAAGACGACTATGCAGCCAGCCGTTGCCTTCGCCCAGAATACTCGTGATGAAGTGCGTATCGTAAACGGCGACGGCTTGATTGCGGGTGCTTTAGCGGCAGAAGCTGGCATGAAGCAGCAAACGTACCTTCAACAAGGTTGGGCCGTTCGACGATTAACGCCAACAGAATGCGAGCGCCTTCAAGGATTTCCAGATGGATACACGAATATCCCTTGGCGCAGCAAACAAATCAGCCCCGACGGTCCTCGCTACAAAGCGCTGGGCAATAGTTGGGCGGTTCCGAAGTTTAAGTGGATTGGCGAAAGGATTACTCGTCTGATGCCAACTGCCGCCAACGATAATGGCGTCAGGAAGCCTGACGTTTTGCTTCTAGCGAGTTAAGAAGATCGCTGAGTTCTTTTGCATCGCGGTAGTTCAACCCTACCGCTTGCCTAGCTCCCATTTCGACTGGCCTTTGAGCTTTTTGATCAAACACTGACCAGGTGTCGTTTACTCCGTTCGATGTCTTGTAGCGTCCACCGATGTACCGTCCACCCGTTAATGTCGATCTGCTCATGCGAGTCCTTTCAAGGAACGAATCAATTGAAGACTATGAGTACAGCTATGGTTATTTCAGCGCAACCTTTGGTCTATGATGCTGACCCAATGCTCGACGTCGCGTTGTCGTATCAGGCGCAAAACTGGCCGGTTTTCCCGTGCCGTCACCGCGACGAAGAAATCATCGATCCACAAACCGGCGAAATTGAAATCCTCGCTACTAAAACGCCTTTGACATCAAACGGGTTCCGTGGCGCGACACTGAACGAACGCATCGTTCGCGAATACTGGCGCCGCAATCCATCCTCGTTAATAGGTGTGCCAACCGGTGCGCCTATTGGTGCATGGGTGCTTGATATAGATCCAAAGCACGGCGGCGACGAAACGCTTGCAGCGCTTGAGGCCATACACGGCGCACTGCCTTCAACGCTGACCGCCGAAACCACGAGCGGCGGCCGCCACTATTTCTTTCGTCATCATCAAGGCGTTCGCAACCGCGGCGCGCTTGGCTCCGGTGTCGATGTGCGCGGTGACGGCGGCTATGTCATTGCGGCCGGCAGTGTGCCCGAGATTGGCCTGCCTTACCGCTGGGTATCTCAGCAAGAGCCTGTCGACGCGCCCGACTGGCTGCTTGATCTTGTGCTGCCCCGTTCGTATGAAAGCACATACACCGCAGCGCCGTCAGTTAGCGGCAAGATCAATGACCGCTATGTCCAGCGTGCAGTTCAATCTGAGCTGGACGATCTTGCGCTTGAACCGATGGGCAACCGCAACAACCGTTTGAATGATGCAGCATTTCGCTTGGGCACTTTCGTTGGCGCTGGCGCTCTGGCTGAATCCGAAGCTCGCGCACTGCTTCAGGATGTGGCTAGAGGCTGGGGCAGGGATTGGCCGCGTTGCGCTAAGACGATCGACAACGGCTTGGCTGCTGGCGCACGCAACCCGCGCAGTGTGCCGCAGAACGATAATGACAACACGCGTCTGGTCGACATCAGCCGCATGATTGCCAACGGTTTGGCTAAGGCAGAAGCACGCACTGACGTTATTGCGGAGCCAGTTGCCGACTTCGATGATAATATAAGCGAACCTGAACAAGTCGCTGAAAACAAACGTGCAATTATTGCCACGCCGTTCGTCTGGAAAGACCCGTCGACCTTGCCCCGGCGCGAATTTGCGTTCGGTAAGCACTTCATTCGCAAGTATGTTTCGGTGACTGTTGCGCCCGGCGGTCTTGGCAAAACTGCGAACAGCATCGTCGAAGCGCTCGCCATGGCATCGGGTAAAGCGCTCAATGGCACGAAGCCTCAGAAGCGTTTGAAGGTGTGGCTGTTCAATGCCGAAGACCCGCGCGACGAACTTGAGCGCCGCATCATGGCCGCTTGCATTCATTTCAATCTGAAGCCAGCTGATATCGACGGGCATCTGTTTCTAGACACTGGCCGCGAGCAAGAACTGGTCATTGCGATCGACGACAAGAAAGGCGTACGCATTCAGGAGCCGGTTGTTGAGGCAGTAGTTGAAACGATCTCGGAGCTTGGCATTGACGTGATGATTGTTGACCCGTTCGTGTCGACGCACCAGGTCAATGAAAACGACAACGGCGCAATCGACAAGGTGGCCAAGCTCTGGGCGCAGGTGGCGGATCGGACGAACTGCTCAATTGATATCGTGCATCATCTGCGCAAGGTGAGCGATCGTGAAGCGACTGTTGAAGACGCGCGCGGCGCTGTTTCATTGATCGGCGCGGCACGATCTGTGCGCGTCCTCAACCGTATGTCGGAAGCGCAGGCCAGTGAAGCTGGCCTTACCCATGAGGCGAGGTTTGCGTATTTCTCCGTCACATACGGGAAAGCTAACCTTGCCCCTCTTTCGCACAAGGCTGACTGGCGGAAGCTCGAAAGTGTCGCTCTGGGAAACGGGCAGGGCCTGACCAAGCCTCAAGACCATGCGCCGGTTGTGACCTCGTGGGCTTGGCCTACGAGCGAAGAAGTTGCTGAAACGCTAACCGAAGATGAGCGCGAAGCCATCCGGGGTGTTGTGAACGGCGGCATGTACAAGCCAGCGCCACAGGCAAAGGATTGGGTAGGGCGCGCCGTTGCATATGCGCTGCAGCTCGATATTGACGAAGAGACTGACAAGAAGCGCGTCAGCATGATCACTAAGGCGCTGTTTGCGGAGGGTTTCTTAATGAAGGTGGAAGACCGAGACCCCGTTCAGCGCAGGGCGACGACGTTTGTTCGAGCAATGTGAAGAGAGCGCCCTACGGGGCGCTTTTTTGTTGGGCAATGTAAATTGTGCCGGTGCATTGAAAGCCCATAATCCCACACTACTTCCCTTTTAAGTCAACAGATAGGTGTCGGGATGAAATATAAGGTTCTTGCTCTTTTATCGGTCGCTGCATTGGTTGGTTGCGCAAGCTATAACAAGTCCACGGCAAGGCAAGCGGGTGTGGTTCCGGTTCGCAATTTTGATGCCGATCGCTATCTCGGTAAATGGTATGAGGTTGGCAGGATTGAGAACAGCTTTGAACGCGGCATGACGCAGACGACCGCGAACTATTCATTAAACAAGGATGGTTCAATCAAAGTCGTCAATGGAGGTTTTGACCCCGCCAAGGGCAAATATCGCGATGCCGTGGGAAAAGCTAAGTTTGTAGAAGGGCCAAACGTCGGTGCGCTTAAGGTATCCTTTTTTGGTCCGTTCTACGGTGGTTACAATGTCGTCGCACTTGATGCCGATTATCAATGGGCAATCGTTGTTGGACCAAACCCGAATAAATATTTTTGGGTACTTTCAAGATCGCCGAAGCTCTCAACGAGCCTTAAAAATAGGGCGCTTTCGGTTGCGCGGGATCTCAATGTTGACCCGTCTAAGCTGCTATGGATTGAACAATCCAAAAGATAGCATGGAACGCCTACACGTCTGATATTCATAAATAGAATGAATGCGGCAAAGACTATATGTCCCTATTGGGGTTGGTGTTGCAATTTTACTACAGACATTCTGTATGTCGGCACTACCTTAAGTAACAGAATTCGTTTTATTGTTCAGAAAATCTGGGAGATGAAATATGAATATCAAGACAGTCTTGCTCGCTTCAACTGTTGTTTTCGTTGCGGTTTCTGGCGCGAAAGCTGCTGATGCTGTTGTTTATGAAGAGCCTGTTGCGGTTATTGTTGAAGCTCCGGTCTTCTCTTGGACAGGTGGCTATCTCGGTGGACAGGTTGGTTATGGCTGGGGTAAGTCGCGTTTCAACGATGACTTCACAGCGAACCTTAAGCCAGATGGTTTTCTCGGCGGACTTTACGCTGGTTACAATTTCGATACGGGCAATAACTTTGTCTTGGGCGTCGATGGTGATGTCACTTATAACAATCTGAAGGATAGCTACTCGGTTCTGGCTCCAGATGGTCTCACAGATAGCATCGAAAGCAAGCTGCGCTGGTCGGGTGCCGTGCGTGCTCGTGCAGGTTTGGCAATGGATCGTTTCATGCCTTACATCGCTGGTGGTGTTGCATTCGGTAGCGTGAAAAATACGCTTTCAGTCTCTGACGGTATCAATGAGGTAAGCGCATCACAGAGCAAAACCCACACGGGTTGGACAGCTGGTGCGGGCGTTGATTACGCTGCAACTGACAATGTGATTGTCCGTCTTGAATATCGCTACACCGATTACGGTCACAAAGACTATGACTTTGACTTGGGTGCGGGTTCTGTCCGCGAGAAGTTTAAGACCAATGAAGTGCGTCTCGGCGTAGCTTACAAGTTCTAAGTTTCTGGCTCCCGTCAAACTGTACCGCCCGGAGCAATCTGGGCGGTTTTTTTATTGCCAAAATAAAAACTACACAACCCGCTGTCACAATAAAAATACAACCATAGGTAACGCGTAAGTCATACTGCGTAAGTCTCAAAAACCATGAAAAGACTTGCGCAAAAGCACGCTGCTTTTAGTGCGTAAGAGTTCTTATATAGAAACTTACGCACAAAGCGCGCAGCAAGTAGTTCTATGCGTTTGAGAACTACGCACTTTTTAGAAAATTTCCTGATTGAAAAATACAACCTGATTTGAGGTTGGTTGAAATAGTTGGACGCGCAGTGTCGGTCATTAACACCACATTTATTGTGCCGCTCCACACTCACCCTGCCGCTACCAACGGCATGGACTCACCACCGCAACAAACACGAGGAGCACACATGGCTCGCAACAGCTCGCGCGCGCCTGCATCGAAAACCGTCACCACAACGCAAACCGTCCGCATCAATGGTGTGCGCACCAAGATCATAACGCGCAATGGCAAGGTAACAACATCGCCGTGCCTGCCGCTGGAATGGGAACTGCAAGCTGCACAGGTCCGCAGCCTGCGAAAATTGCCAGAATACGTCCACACAGCGCGAGACGTAAGACCAGGCACATTCACGCTGGCCGGAGATCAGAACGCAGCCAAGCGCGGACCCAAGGCAAGATCCGAAGCATTAGCGGCAGGACTGACGCCGGGAGAAGCCGACGTCCGGATATACCTCTACGGTGGCGTGCTGCGGCAAATCGAAAACAAGGTCGGCAAAGCCAAGTTAGAGCCAAGCCAGACGACACGACATCCGTTGCTCAACGCCCTTGGCTTCCCAGTCGTGGTCGTCAGGGCGGTTACCGAGGACGATGCAGCAATGCAGGCAGTGAGGCTGGTTAAAGGTTGGCTGCTGGAAGCTTCGAACGAGAACCAACTGAAAACACACGGGGAGAACATCAATGACGCAGCTTAAACCAACGATCGCAACGACAGCCATTCACGGGTGGCACATGCCTGAACGTACCTCAGATGAAAGGCAAACAGCAAGAGAGCGCATACGTGTTGAACGGGCTCGCGAAGTGAAAGCGCTGACGAAGATGCGCCGACGCATTGAAAAACGCCAGTCAATCGGGAACGATTGGGATGGTCGTGCGGCGAATGAAAACATCGCGTGGCCGTTGGCTACCGCGCTGATTAAGGAGGGCAACACTGACCTTCTAAAATACGCCATGATGTATCGACGCATTCACATGGCGGCCAAAAGCAATGCGTTCCTTGGCGGGTCTTCAGTCACGCTAGGGGATGGGATGGCGATTGATCGGCATATTCATGTCCGACCGAATGGAAGTATCGCTTACAAGCATGTCAGGCAATCCACGGCTGCCAGCATAGATATACCGTCCCGCAAGAAAAGTATTACCGAATCTGAGACGCAGTTGTCTTCTGATAAATCAGAAAGCGGTTACACCAACGTGCCGAAGCTATGGAAAGGCGATGTACCGGTCAACGATATGATCGATGCGAAACATAAGCTCGGTCGGTTGCAATCGGCTTTAGGTTATCTCTGTGAGCCCTTCGAGTTGGCTTGCATCGACGGGAAGACATTAAAGGATGTAGGTGAGGCTGCTGGAATAGGCAACAAGAACGCTGCTATGGGTGCGGGCAGGGCTCTTGTGCATACCGCGCTGATAACATTGAGGGACGTCATCGGCGACTTACAGCGCCGCGACCTTGTAGCTTAGTCATGACCTGATCAGTCAGAACGTTGGTAATAGTGGGAAGGCAATCTTCCACACTATTCCAAGTTCTGTGCGCACAGGCCGATGCCAGCGACAGACGCTCGGTCAGCGATGAACCGGGCGTAACTTTCCAACGACAGTAGAAAGCATTTCGCCCCCACTGGTTTTTGCCATGCGGCACTTGCGCTGTCTTCAAATCCCCGGCGCCGTTTCTCCTCCGGCAGACGGGATACGGCGGGTTGAGCTCATTTTTGTGGGCTCCCCGCCGATCAATTACCCGTCCCAATGAAGCATCCTCTTTCACTGTCTAGTCGTGTCAGAATGGGGACCTTTAGGCGACGTTACACCGACATGTGTTTCGATTGCTGCCACATGCTCAGCGATCTTTACGGGATCGAGTTCCCCACGCTCAAATTCGCGGATGACGGCTCTCGCCACCCTGTCCTTGTCTTCAGGGCTATTAGGGCATCGATCAAGTAAAGCGCAGCATTCTTCGTATGCTTCTTGTAGAATAGCTAAATCTGAAGGGCGGAAGGTCCCGTGATACTGTGCGTTCCTGAACGGCATTGGTCTCACCTCCTATCCAAAACTTAATTTAACTATCAGTTAAGGATTTTGGCAAGCCCGACCTGCTGCAACCAAGTTAATCGGTCTTAGTGAAAGCAAGACCCGTAGGTAATCGGTAAATGCCTCGACCAACCCGTATGAATAAAGCGTCTTCTACTGAGTTGTTGTAATCGCTATTATAAGCAAGAAAGCCGAAGTACTCAGTATAACGCCAACCCGAAATTATTCGGCGTATATCCTTAGCCGTAAATGGCTCAATAAGGGTCCCATCGACGTGCACGGCAGTAAGAATTAGCTCATAGGCATTCTTCGCCGAAATTTTCATAATACGATGGTATATGTAATCAGCAAATTAGCAAGTTAACATTTGCTGTTAACCCAACAGTGGGGCAAAGCACTTTGAATGCGTGCGTGTCTTGGTTTGATCTCAAGAGGGCGATCAAGTTTACGTGATAAACCAAACAAGATCGGCGACGTCCAGACCTTGGATCAAATGGTATAAGACAAAGCGATGGGAGGCGCGGCGGCAAGCCTTGTTTGCCGAGCAACCGTTATGCGTGAAGTGTTTGCAGCGTGAAGAGATCACAGTTGCGAATACTGCCGATCATATAGTGCCGCATCGTGGAAACCCCGATCTATTCTGGCACGGCGAGTTGCAACCATTGTGTGCCGCCTGCCATTCACGCGACAAGCAGCTTGAAGAGGCAGGCAAGGTTGCCGTGACCTTTGGGGCTGATGGATACCCTCTCGACTGAAAACCGAAGTGTTGCAAAAATACAACATTGCCATCCCGAATGTGTCAAAAATGTTACACGTCGATGGTGGGGCGGGGTCAAAAGTCTCCCGACCGCGAGAGCGCGGAACGGCGAGGGAATTTCCTTTTATCGCTAATACAGCTTTTTCAATGAGGTAATTATGGCGAAGCGTAAAAGCCGCATCGATAGCGCGGCTGAAACCGTGCGCGTAATGGCGAAAGCTGCTGCCGGTATTGAGCGCCCATCAAATATTCCGCTTGATGATCAAGACATTCCATTTTTTGAAAACGTGATTGCCGAGTATGCACGGTCGGAATGGTCTGCGCATCAGCTTGAGCTTGCAGCGCTACTCGCGCGGACAATGGCTGATCTAACGCGCGAGCAAGGCTTGCTGCGAGATGAGGGCGGCATCGCATATTCTGACAAAGGTACACCAGTCGCCAACCCACGCAAAAGCATCGTCCAGATGCACGCAAGCTCAATCCTTTCCTTCCGCCGATCGCTGTCTCTTCACGCGCGTGCGCAAGCGGGCGAGAGCCGGGACGTTGCAAAACGGCGTGTGTCCGCCAAAGACATTGAGGACGGCAACCCGCTGGAGGACGATCTGCTGGCGCGGCCCGATTGAGGTAAATGGCGGCTAAAGTCATATCGCGTGGCGAGCGCGTCATCGCGTTCATAGAGAAATATTGCATCGTGCCAGAAGGCACGTTGCTCGGTAAGCCAGTAAGGCTCCTACCGTTTCAAAAGAAATTCATAACTGACGTCTACGATAACCCGAGTGGCACTTCCCGCGCATATCTTTCGATCGCTAGAAAGAACGGTAAGACGGCGATCATAGCTTGCTTACTGCTGGCCCATATCATCGGGCCGGAGGCGTATCAGAACAGCCGCATCATTTCGGGTGCACGTTCGCGCAAACAGGCTGCTGAAGTATTCAACTACGCTTCGAAAATGTTCATGATGCAGCCAGCCTTTAAAAAGCTTGGTCGCTGCATTCCGTCGAGCAAGACGATTATCGGATATACGAAGAACGTCGAATATCAGGCTATCTCCGCCGAAGCCGCAACGGCTCATGGTGGATCTCCGATCTTGGCAATCCTTGATGAGGTGGGCCAGGTCAAAGGACCGACTGACGATTTCGTTGAGGCGATTGAAACGTCTCAGGGCGCTTACGAAGGTATGGCGCTCCTGATTGCCATATCAACGCAGGCTGCGACCGACAACGATATGTTCAGCCGCTGGATTGATGATGCTGAAACATCAAAAGACCCGCGCATTGTAAGCCATGTTTATTCGGCTGATGCGGAATGCGATCTGCAAGATGAGGAAGCTTGGCGGGAAGCTAATCCGGCATTAGGTATTTTTAAGTCTGTCAGCGATGTCAGAGATTTTGCAGCACGAGCAGCACGTCAGCCAACGGTTGAAGCAAGTTTTCGCTGGTTGCATCTCAATCAGCGCATCGACGCATCCGCGCCGTTTGTAACTCCTGCGGTCTGGAAAGAATGTGGGCGCACCGAGTTGGCAGTTTTTGAAGGCTTGCCGGTGTTTGGCGGCCTTGATCTGTCCGAGGTGAACGATCTTACCGCTCTTGTATTGATGGCGCCCAAGGATGGCATCTGGCATGTGCGGCCGACATTCTGGCTGCCCAGCGATGGGTTGAGGCAGAAGGCCAAAGATGATCGCGTGCCCTACGACATTTGGGCTAAGCGGTCTGAGAACGGTGATGTTTTCTTAGAGACGACACCCGGTCCAACGGTCGATTATGAATTTCTAGCTCATCACTTGTTTAAACTAAAGCAGACAGTGGATTTGCGGAAGATCGCGTTTGACCGATGGAACTTTCGGCATTTGAAGCCGTGGTTGTTGAACGCAGGATTTACCGAGGAAGAAACCGAAGGCGACGCTGCACTGTTCGAACCTTTCGGCCAAGGCTTCGCTTCAATGTCTCCCGCATTGCGAACTCTGGAAAGCTTACTTCTCAGCAAGAAGATTGCTCACGGCGAACACCCGGTTCTCAACATGTGCATGGTCAATGCGACTGTAAAGCAAGACCCTTCTGGCAATCGAAAACTAGACAAGCAGAAATCACGCGGCCGTATTGATGGCGCCGTTGCGCTTGCTATGGCGACTGCGGTGGCCAGCACCTACGAGCAGGAAGTTCCTGAACCATCCGTATACCGCAAAGGCCGTGGCCTTTTAATATTGTGAGGGCCATATGGGCTTGAGAGATTGGTGGCGTGGATCGGGCACATCTGCCCCCTCTGCGCCGCGAAGAGATCCAGCTTTCGTTGGTCCTTCATGGAATAGTATGGCGGCTTCGACGCTGGAAGAATATCTGGCCGGACAGACGCCAAGCGCGAATGTAACTGCCGACGCAGCGATGAAGATTTCTGCAGTATGGCGCTGCGTGAACTTGATCTCAGGCGGTGTTGCTACACTCCCATTGGACTTAAAGCGACGCGTAAATGGTGCGCGTGTCGATGCTGAAGATCATGATTTGTGGCAAGTGTTGAGACGTAAGCCGAACAAGTGGCAGACGACTGCTGAATTCAGACGGATGATGCAGGCCAGCGTTTTGCTACGCGGCAATGGATATGCGCTTATTGTTCGGTCGGGCAAAAAGGTGCTTGAGCTCATCCCTCTCAACGCTGACAACGTTGAGGCCAAGCAAGAGCGCGATCTATCAATAAGTTACACGGTCACGCTGCCTTCCGGTGTGAGGACAATTCTCAAACAGCGCGACATGTTTCATCTGCGTGGCTTAACGATGGATGGTGTAACCGGGTTGCCGGTCATCACCTACGCTCGTGAGGCAATGGGGTTAGCGATCGCCACCGAAAATCATGCGGGCGCACTCTTCAAAAATGGTACGCGGGCTGGCGGTGTCATCAAGCACCCCGGAACGCTGGGTGAGGAAGGCGTTGTCGCACTTCGCGAAAGTCTGGATTATTACCGATCCGGTGGCGCTCTGGAGGGCCGGGACCTTATTCTTGAAGAGGGGATGGAATACGACCGTCTCGCGATGACATCAGTGGATGCGCAGTTCATTCAAACCCGCGTTCAATCTCTTGCTGAGATCGGAATGTATTTTGGCGTGCCCTTGCACCTCATTGGATTAAACGACAAAGCATCGAGCTGGGGAACCGGCATTGAGCAGATGGGCATCGGCTTCGTCACCTATACCATGCAGGACTGGCTCACGATGTGGGAGCAGGCCATTGGGCGTGATCTGATTGATGAAAAAGAAACCGATCTTTACGCCAAGTTCAACCATGCTGCTCTGCTCAAGGGTGATACAGTCGCTCGATATGGCGCTTACGCCATTGGCAAGCAGTGGGGCTGGCTTTCGTCAAACGACATCCGTGCGCTGGAAGACATGAACCCAATTGAGGGCGGCGACGAATATCTCCAGCCGTTGAACATGGCTCCGATTGGTTCTCAGCCATCCACGGCAGACTTGCCACAGGAATAATCAAACATGGACCTACCTAGAATTGCTGTGCCGGTGCGAGACGGCATTCGCGCACGAACGCCTGATGCTGTCTTTGAGAAGTGGGACGCGTCAATCCTCTCCGCAGATGCAATCGGCGACAACGTCATCTCAATCTATGACGTGATCGGTGAAGACTTCTGGACCGGGGGCGGCTTTACGCTCAAGCGACTAGATGCAGCCCTCCGCACCATCGGACGTCGCGACTTCGAAGTTCATATCAATTCACCAGGCGGCGATATGTTCGAAGGCGTGGCGATCTTTAACAAAATCCGCGATCACGCTGACGCAAATAGCCTGTCGGTTAAGGTCAAGGTGCTCGGCGTTGCAGCTAGTGCTGCCAGCGTGATCGCCATGGCTGGTGATGAGATTGAAATCGGTTCTTCGGCTTCAATCATGATCCATAATTGTTGGACCATCGCACAAGGCAACCGTCGAGATTTTGCCGATATGGCCGTCACGATGGAACAGTTCGATGCCAACATGGCCTCGGTCTATGAGGTCAGAACCGGCAACGATAAAGAATCCATTGTTGCGATGATGGATGCTGAAACTTGGTTCTCTGGTCAGGCGGCAATTGATGCTGGTTTTGCTACTGATTTGCTACCGGCTGACCGTATTAAGTCGGAACCGAACACAAAAGCGAACGCGCTTCGGGCTGAAAAGCAAACCGAACGCGCTTTGAGACTTGCCGGTGCCTCCGCCAAAGAAGCCAAAACAACTATCTCAGACATGAAGAAGGCCGCGCGCGATGATGCCGCTGAGCCCAATTCCAACGTTGACGTTGCCCAGTCTGAATACGCCGCTCTCGCGGCTTCACTTGCAAAATTAACGTCAGCGTTAGGAGCATCCCATGTCTGACATCAATACTGTAGCTGCCCTTATTGAACAGCAGGGCGTGGCCTTTGAAGCATTCAAGGCCGAACACACCAAGGCACTCGCTGACGTCCGCAAGGACGTGGTGCAGGCCGAAAAGGTTGAACGTATCAACGCTGAAATTAGCAATCTTACGGCTGCTATCGACGATGCGAACTCCAAGCTCGCTGCTGTCATGGTGGGCGGCGCTGGTGAGCATGCTAAGGGCAAGGGCGAATATGCCAAGGCGTTTGATCGCTTCTTCCGCAAGGGCGATGAAGCTGGCCTTGAAGCGGCTTCTGCTGCTGGCGTGAAGGCCGGTATGAGCGTCGGTGTCCCAGAAGAAGGCGGCTATACCGCTCCGACAGAATGGGATCGCACGATCACTGACAAGCTGAAGATTGTTTCGCCGATGCGCCAGATCGCAACGGTACAGACGATCAGCGGTAACGGCTTTTCAAAGCTCTACAACGACCGCGCGACTGCATCCGGTTGGGTTGGTGAAACGGCTGAGCGCCCTGAGACCACGACTGCAAAGTTTGCAGAAGTGAAGTTCAATACGGGTGAGATTTATGCGAACCCTGCGGCAACTCAGCGGCTGCTGGATGATTCCGAAATCAATCTCGAAAGCTGGCTTGCCGGTGAAGTCGAAACGGAATTTGCGTATCAGGAAGGTCTGGCGTTCATCGCAGGCAACGGCACAGATAAGCCGAAGGGTCTGTTGACCTACACAGCTGCCGGTTCGCATCCTTGGGGTGCAATTCCAACAATCAACTCTGGTGCAGCAGCAGCTTTGACCACTGACGGTCTAATTGACCTTGTCTATGATCTGCCGAGCGAACGCACGCCCAATGCTCGATTTGCGCTGAACCGCAAAACTCAGGGCGAAGTGCGTAAACTGAAGGATGGTCAGGGTAACTATATCTGGCAGCCCGGTCTACAGAGTGGTCAGCCTGCAACGATCCTTGGCTTCCCAGTCACGGAACTTGCTGCGATGCCTGACATTGCGGCTGATGCCATTCCGGTTGTCTTTGGCGATTTCCAGCGCGGCTATCTCGTGATTGATCGCATGGGTATTCGCATCTTGCGTGATCCCTACAGCAACAAGCCTTTCGTGCAGTTCTACACCACCAAGCGTGTTGGTGGCGGTGTGACCGATCCAACCGCTCTGCGCTATCACAAAATCGCAGCCGCTTAACGACTTTGGGGTGCCTTCGGGCACCCTGTTTTTTCGGAGGCGTTTATGGAAGCGCGAGTTACTAAAAGTTTTAAAGGCGTCCCAGAAGGCGAAGTTTATCCTTGCGAATACGAGGTTGGCGAAACTGTCACGGGGCGTATGGCCAAGGTTGCACTGTCCGAAAATTGGGCCGAGCCTATTGCCGATTTAAAGGGTAAGCGCCGTGGCGGTGACACTTGAACTTGCTAAGAAGCATTTGCGGGTGTCGCATGAGGATGAAGATCAAGAAATCGAGCTTTATCTAGCGGCGGCAGTCGATTGGACGATGACATATACTAAGCGGACAACAGTGCCTAATGGTGCTGAGTTTGCGTTTGATGCGGCGGCATTGCTCACAATGGCCAGCATGTTTGAAAATCGTGAGTCCGATATTACGGGCACCATTCATACTGAGATCCCAACGGCTCGACGACTAATCGATCCATACAGATTGTTGAGGGTTTAACGATCTCAACCAGGCAGCGAAAATGGGCAGCCAATATTGGCTTTTGCCCATTTCTGCCAAACGGTCTCAAAACGATCATGCGGAAAGACCTGCCGATCTTTGTAAAATGATGCATCGGCATAGAGTAGCTTGGTTCTCAATAGCTCCATCATGAAATTGAGAAGTAGATGCTTCCTTTTTGTGAGCAGATCGACAACGGGCTTAGCTAGATCGGACTCAGAGAATTCACCTGCTTTGTTCGGCAGGTCAAAAATCCTGACCCGTACGAGATGTCTCATGATTGGATCTGGATTCAATCGCCAGACCGACACGCCCGGCTCATCATAGAACGGTTGAGTATGTTGATGGTTGTCGATGACGGAGTCGCAGCACGTAAGAATATTGTTGACGATGTCGGAAAATACATCGCTCACAACTGAAGTATGTGTGCTGTTCGGCAAGCTGAGAACAAGGTTTGACCGTCCATGCTTTCTTACGAGCAGTGAAATCTGAAACTCATCAAAAATTTCGTTTTGGTCTGCGATCATCGATACATACGCGCGGTTGATTGGCGTTTGAATTTTGCTCTAACCGCGCTTCTCCAGTCTTTGCCGCCATATGATCAGACTCGGTCTTTGCTGTCGAGCGAAGGAGGGAAATATGCCCCACGTCCGCTTCTCCGAAGACTTCGACTGGAAGCCACTTCCGCAAGTTACCATCGCATATAAGTCTGGCTGGTCTGGCCTCGTCACCATGCCTTGCGCAACAGCTGCAATTGAACGCAACAAGGCTGTACGTCTGAAAACTCCAAAGAAGGGCGAGAAGGATGGCGACACGTAAGGGAGCCGGTGCGCTCAACAATATCGTCGTCTTTCAACAGCGGGAATCGGTGAGGGACGAAGGCGGGGGCACAAGCCAAGAGTGGGTCGATAAGTTTGAAACGGCAGCTCGGTTGCAACCGCGCCTTGGTTCTGAAACGGACATCGCAGCCCGTACTCAGGGCATCCAGCCTTATACGCTCGTTGTAAGAAGCGAACCGAGAACACGAGGCGTCACGCCGTCATGGCGCGCGAGAAACAAGCGAACTGGTGTCTTCTATGAAATCCAGTCTTGCGCAAACCCCGATGAGGTTAATCAGTACATCGAAATGCGCGCTGTAGTGCAGGGTGGTGGCTGATGGCTTTCGGTGTTCGTATTCTAGGTCTCGCTAAACTTGAACAGAAGTTCAAACGATTGCCTAAAGTCGCTCGCGACATGGTCCGGACTGCAATGGAGCACGGCGCAGACGATATCGTCGATATGATGAAACGTCGTGTTGCTGAAGATGACGGCGCACTACGCGAAAGCATCGGCTGGACGTGGGGCAAAGCTCCAAAGGGCAGCATGGTTATCGCGACAGTCGAAGCCAGCCTTGCTGCTGATTGGACGATCACGATCTATGCAGGCAACAAAGAAGCTTACTACGCGCGCTGGGTTGAGTTTGGTACGGTAGGCTTTGCCAATAAAGGCATGTTTCCCGGCACAAAGAACCCCGGTCAGGGAAAACAGCCGTTCTTCTACGTGACGTGGCGGGCAAAAAACAAAGAAACAAAACGCCGTATTCGTCGAGCCATCACTAAAGCAGCGAAAACAGTAGCCGCAGGAGGCTGATGGATGGACCCTGTATGGGAACTGCAAACCGCGATCTATGCGCGGCTATCGCAGAATGCTGCGCTGACAACGCTAATCGGCGCTGACAAGGTCTATGACAATCCTCCGGCTGATCCGAATGGCAACATACCGGCCGCAACCTATCCGTATGTTTCATTCGGCAGTGCTTCGTCTTCTGATGACAGTGCCGATTGCGTGGATGCGGTAGACGTCACATTCCAGATCAATTGCTGGTCGTCTCTGCCAAGCCAAAAACAGGTTCGGCAAATCGCTGACGCTGTCACCAAGGCGCTTAGACGATGGGAGCCGCCGCTCGCGGTGAACGCTCTCGTCACCTTCGATTATTGGCGGACTGACTACATCCGCGCTCCCGGCATCAATCAGGCTTCTATCCAGTACACGGCAGTCATCGAGACGCCGTAGTTCGCAGGCTTATGTATGGCTATTACTAAAGTAGTTAGGTACTGCGCAGTTTGTGAGACTGAGCTGGTACCTAAGCAAGGTCGATCGAAATTTTGCAGTAGAGCATGCGAACGAGAAAACGAAAAGCGTGTAAGAAAAGAAAAACGACTAGCTACCCCGGGCGCGATTGTTCTTGGTCACCCTTTCTCTTGCGTCACTTGTGGTCGCGAGACGATAGCCACTGGCCCAAAGTCGAAATATTGTGAAGACTGCCGATATGAATCCAGGCTGGCATCGTATCGAAAATCCAACAATCGAGACATTGCCAAACAGCGCGCTCGAGAACGACTGAAATTCGATCCTAAATATGCATTAGATAGGCGTATTAGCTGGTCTATTTGGGATTCGATTAAAAACGCGAAAGCCAATCGAAATTGGGAAGACATAGTCGGGTATTCCATCGATGATCTGTCTGCTCACATCGAAAAGCAATTTCTGCCAAGAATGACTTGGGAGAACATGGGGCGTTGGCACATTGATCATATTCGCCCAAAATCATCGTTCACGTACACGTCGGAAGATGACGCTGAATTCAGGGATTGCTGGTCGCTCACTAACCTTCGCCCCTTGTGGGCGAAGGATAACGTCAAGAAGAGCAACTCGGTAGATTTCCTAGTTTGATCTTAAATCACAAATCAATCACCAGCTGCCACTCGGCGGCTTTTTTATATGGAGCGCCACATGGTAGCTGCTACCACGATCAAATCGGGTAAAATCCGCGTATTGCTCGGCAATGACGCGACCCCGACAGTTTATGAAAATCCCTGCGGCTTTACGCAGCGCTCAATCACAATCACCAAGGGCCTCGAAGAGGTCAACATTCCTGATTGCACGAATCCTGACCTTGTTGACTGGGTCGGGCGAGATGCAACCAGTCTTTCAATGAGTGTGAGTGGTGAAGGCGTGCTTGCTGCGGAAAGCGTAGATGCATGGCTTGAAGCCGTGGACAGCATTGATTCCATTCCCGTTAAAGTAGAATGGGAATTCCCAACGAAGACAATCGTGTGGACTGGTTTCATGCACGTCGAAAGCATGGAAGTTGGTGCTACCAACGGCCAGCGCGCCACGAACAACGTCAGCCTACAGTCTGACGGCGTCATGGTTCGCACGTCAACACCGGCTGGTGGCTAATGCGCGACGCATCAATTGAACTAACCTGGGCGGATGGTGATTACACCTTCCGCCTCGGATGGGGTGACCTTGAAGCTATTCAGGAGGCTTGCAGCGCAGGCCCATGGGTCATTCTTGAACGCCTAGTATCTAAGCAATGCAACGTTGGCGATATTTCGCATGTCATCAGGCAGGGTCTGATCGGTGGGGAGATGAGGCCGACAGACGCAACAAAGCTCGTGCAGCGTTATGTCGAAAAGCGCCCGCCAGCCGAAAACCTGCTTTACGCTATCGCCATTTTGCAGGCTGGGATTCAAGGCGTACCGGAGGAGCCTGTGGGGGAGCAGGGAGCGGCAAGTCAGACCCAATCGACAGTCTCCCAAACGGGAAGATCAGATTTGCCGCTATCTACGGAAACGGAGCCGCAATAGGCTTTAGCCCGCAAGAAGTTCGCAAGATGTCGATGTGGCAGTATATGGCGGCCCTTGACGGCTACATTAAAGCCAATACGCCAGACGAGCCCGGCAAACTGTCAGAGTCCGAAAAGGATGAACTTTGGGATTGGGTTAAGGCTGGGTGATGCTGGCCTTACCAATAAATATCTTTAATTTACAAATACAGAAATTGAAATTTTAACTAGCCTTTTAATAAGAAAGTGCTCTTATGTTCTTGAATATAAGGGGGCATTGATGCGGCTAGAACTTGCAAGACTATTTCTATTGGAACGCAGACAAGGAGATGTCTTCGAGCGGAAAAATCTTGATGGAAGCCCGATGACCCGAGAACGATGGTTGAGGGCCATTTTTTCTCAGAGAATAGATTTTGTACACCGAACGGGCACACGGGTTTTTGTCCCACTGGATAATGCCCCTGATGGCAAAATCGTTGGGCGTATTGGTCGGGAAATTGAAGTCATTGAGAATGAGCCTCCACATATGGGTTTAAAGGAGATTGCTAGAAAGCAATGGAAAGCTTGTCTTGTCATCATCGATCCAACTCATCATGATGATGGGCAAAAGCTTTTCATTCAAGAAAACTCAGGTGTAGGGAGCGGTTATGGGAATTTCGAAAGCTTGGTGCGGACAATAAACGCATTCTCTCCTCCAGAGCCGTTTTCTTTAGAGTTAAATAAAATTTCCAATCAAGAATCGTTCTGGACATACGTAGCGAGAAATAAAGGCAAGGTAACTTCCGTAACTCTGGAAGTCACGATGCCGAACATGTTCGGCGGATCGTCAACGTTTGAAGAAGATGCTCGTCGTTTGCGTGACCAAGAAAACGCGAGAAGAATTCGCGAAACGATAGAAAATGAAGATGGGTTAAATCCTGATACGGAAAGAATGCGTGAGGCGGTGAGCTACGCAACTCGCGGTGGCGGTAGGGTTAAAGCAAAGGCCAAGAATGCAATACCATATGACTCGTCTAAAAACAAAAAGACGATCGAAGTTGAAATAGAAAACTCATCTGATGGAATGGACTCTGATTTTTGGCATTCACTAGAGAGGCAAATCAGAGATGAATAACGCCGTTGGTATTATACTTCTTTCTTTATTTGGGAGCGTCTTGCTTATAATTTCAGTGTGTCAGCCGGATTATCTATCTGATAACAACAAGTTTTTGCAAGAATTTATGAATCAAAATTTATTAAGCATTCTTGGAGTCATTGTTGCAATAACTATAGCTTCTGCATCTCAAGTTCATCTCGAGCTTGGGAGAATGGAGGAAAAACACAAAGCAAAAAATGCATTCTTATCGACAAAGATCGAAGTAAGAAGAGGAAGTTTTTGCCTTATATACCTTTTTCTTTTTGCTCTTTTGATTGTGGTGATGAAGCCAGTGTTAGCTCATTCTAATGTGGCGGAAGCTATATTTAATAGTCTCGGATTGTTTACTCTTTTTTGGAATATGTTGATACTGACTGCTTTGATTCAACTCGTCTTCAAAATTGGACCTGTAGACTGAGAAATGGAGGCGAATTTCATAGAGATGAACGAAATACTTAACATTTATTTCTATAGGTGGTATAAATATTTATCGATTATTGCATAGAATTTTTCTTATAAAAAAATCGAGAATATTATAGATATATTGAAAAATATATCAGGTAAATGCTAGATTTTTCGCTTTTTTATTCCCTCAACTGTAACGCAGTGTTCATTTCCTTTATGCTTTCTATAGTTTTTTCATCTGAATAATCCTTGGTTTCAAAAAGTTTTATTATAGCAGATGAAAATTGCAGCTGATCCTTGTTTGAAACCGAAACCCCACGGAGAAACTCTCCGCCAATATGAGTTATCGTCTCTACAGCATCTGTGATGTCGTCAAACATCAGACCCCGATTAATAAGTAGGCGCATTGCCTCGGCGCGCGATGGAACACGATTCTTGTATCGCCACTCATCGATTGCTTTTGCTTCAGACGCCGTGACCATGAAGGGGAGGCGCACGTCTTTTGGTTCTTCAGTCATAGTTATAATCTGCCATACTTGTTGCGTTTGCACAAGTTGGGTTGACAAACGACAATTCTCTTGTAGCATTTGGTTCACTTGTGCAAATAGCACAAGTGGTATCTAGGCCGTTGGCGCGGCACTAGATACCTTACTCCAGAATGGATGGACCAAATGACTAGAGCAATTCCTACTGATAGCAGAAAAACGTTTACAATTGCAGACCTGAACACTGAAATTGATAAAGAACCGCGTGTTCTTGATGTGTATCTCGGTGAGGCTCTAGGCTTCGCAAGACCGCGGAAAATAAGAGAGATTATCGAAAGAAACCTCGGAGAAATAGAGGTTTATGGTTCTAGCGCCCCACGGCGGGGCGCTTATCGCGGCAATGCTTTTACAGAATACTATTTGAATGAACCACAGGCCCTGCTCATTTGCATGTTCGCGAAGACGGTTGCAGCCGCAATGGTGCGCAAAGCTTTGATCGACGTGTTTATGGAATATCGTCTTGGACGAGTCGACAAGCCCGTCAAAGTGCAAGCGCACAATCGCCGAACATCGACTAAGATTGATGACGCGCTTCGTCTCAAGCAGAACGTCGACCGGCTAGAGAGAGTTGCGGCCTCATTGCAACAGCCGGAAGTAAAACCACAGAATGTGTGCGCCATGATAATCGACGGCGAACCAGTATGGGTTGATGTGAACAAATATGACGGCGATGGACGCGCTGTGGTCATCGAACATGACGGTCGTATGCGTATCCAGAATGTAGAGCGAGAACAGATTCGTTTGCGCCCTTTCGGAGCGCGAACCGCGCTCGGAGAGCGGTTCCGATCACCGCACGGGGGCGTTTGCCGAAACTCTGTTGCCGTTGTCGGGATGCTCATAGACCAAAGCCGACCAATGGCCGCTTTGCCAGATATGGGCGCCACCATTGATCATGAGCCGATGGCGAAAACACGAGCGCCATATAAAGAAGACATTCTCCGGCTGCTACCAACTGGCATGTCAATGTCTGCGATTGCAGAGAAGGTTGGCTGCTCGCTGGAAGGCGTTAAGTACTGGCGTCGAAAAACGGCAGTGCGTTAAGGCAGTTTGCCGGTTTTGAGAAAATCAACGCAATCTTGAATTCTTTTTGACGCTAGGCGCTTGTCGCTTGGCGTCTCCTCTGGTGGGCCGTTCTGCGCAATTGAATGACAATTGGCAGCGAATTGCTGTCGTTCATCTTTTTGCCCATTCCAAAAATAGTAGCCGACGAACGCGATAATCGCGATGCAGGCTGCACCAATCAATAATTTCATCAGCTTCCCCAAGCTCGCATTCGTGCGGGCTTTTTTCTTATCAGGACATCGTTGACCATGGCAAGAACCGACCTTGAAAGTCTGGTTGTTCAGCTTTCTGCTGACTTCAAGTCGTTTGAAAAAAGCTTGGCGCGCGCCAACGATGTTTCTAATCGCCAGTTTAACGCGATTGAACGTCGCGCACGCCAGATGAATAAAAATCTGGACGGCATCTTTACACGTTCGTTTAGCGGTCTCGTAGCACCGCTCGCCGGAATAGGTGCAGCCCTTGGCGTCGATCAATTGCGCCAAATGACTGACACATGGACGGACATGACGTCTCGCGTCAATCTCGCAGCAGGTTCGATCGACAAAGGCACGGAGGTTATGGGCCGTCTAGGAGAAATGGCGCGCCGGACCTATTCCGACCTTTCGCAAACTGCTGAAAGCTATCTTTCTAATGCCACGGCCCTTCGCGAGCTTGGCTACAACACCGACGAATCTCTGAACTACACCGAAGCGTTGAACAACGCTCTCGTCGTGTCAGGCGCTAAGGGTGATCGAGCTGCACGAGTTATCGACGCTCTCGCCAAAGCTATGGCGCTCGGAAAACTTCAAGGCGACAACCTCAATACGGTTATCGATTCAGGCGGTCGAGCCGCCGAGGCTCTGGCTGCTGGCCTTGGGACAACCGTTGGCGGGCTACGCAAGCTCGGCGCGGAAGGCAAAATTACAGGCCAAGACATCGTGCGCGGCCTATCGAGCCAGATGGAGAAACTGCGGCAGGAAGCGGCTGACATGCCTGCTACCATCGGTGACGGCTTCACTCTACTGAATAATGCTCTGTTGCAATACGTTGGCAATGCCGACAGTGCTGCTGGTGTCTCGGCCAAGATTTCCGAAGCACTGGTCATGATTGCTGACAACTTCGACAAGGTTGCAGACAACGGATTAAGGCTTGCAGGAGTTATAGCTGGAGCTCTCGTTGGGCGCTCGCTCGCGGGTATGATCCGTACGCTTGGACTCGGCGTAACGGCTCTTGGTCAATTCAGAAAAGCTCTTGCTGCTGCTAGCACTATGGGCGGATTGGCCACTGCATTTGGTGGCCTTGGTGCCGCAGCGGGTCCGGTCGGCATGATTATCGGCGGTGCGGTCGTTTCATCTCTGATCCTCTACAATAACACCGTGGGCAAGGCCAGTGAGGCGTCAGAGGTTTATGCTGCAGCTCTAAAAGAAGTTCAGGACGCGGCAAAAGACACAGGCGACGCAGTGGAACAGGCCGGAGGGAAGATTGCCCGTGGGCTTCCTGAAAAGCTTGAAGGCGGTATAGCTGTTTCGCTTGAAGAAATAGCACAAGCCACTCAAACAGTTACAGACCAGTTCGATAATCTTCGGAACGTCAGTTTTGAAGGCGTCCCACAAGATGAAGTCGATAAGGTAAGATCACTTGGCGAACAGTTCCGCTCAGGTGCAATTACTGCGCAGAAGTTAGCATCAGAGCTTGATGGCATCACACGCGCAAACCCTGCCTGGGAATCATTCACAAGTTCTGTGGAGCTTTTCGTTGGTAAGCTGGTTGAAGCAGAGAAAGCCGCCCGCCTATTACAGGCAAGGCTGGCGGACACGCGTGCCGATATGGGGCGATCAGCAAAAGATGATGTTATCCGAGTTGATTTGAATGCGGTCGCGGCGAGCAACTACGAAAAAGAAGCTCTCCGTAAAGCATCTTTGAACAAAAAAGAACATGCTCTGGAAATGGAGCGTATTCGCGTTCGCAATGATGCGATCAAGGATGGCACGAAGTTAACAGAAGATGCAATCAATCGAATTGCTAAGGCTAACCTTGCAGCACAGGAAAGCCGCACCGCCGAAGGCAAGAAGCCGAAGAAGGAGAAGAAGGCAAAAGAAACGCCCGAAGAGAAATTCTCTAAAGGCGACCTTCAGTCAATCTCGGATCGCACTTCCGCATTGGTATCGGAAACCGAGGCTCTCCGTCAGCTTAATCCTTTGATTGACGACTATGGCTTCGCTGCTGAAATGGCACGTACTGAGCAAGAGCTTCTTAATGCGGCTCAAAAGGCTGGTATCGAGCTTACTCCGGCGCTTAAGGAAGAAATCAGGCAAACTGCTGAGCAATGGTCGTTAGCGACCGTTGAGGCCAATAAGCTTTCGGAAGCACAGGGAGAGCTACGCCAAAAGGCGGAAGAATGGCGTGATGCCGAGAAAGATGCATTGGGAGGCCTTGTTTCTGACCTTGCTGCTGGGAAGCATATGGCCGACGCCCTTGCCGATGCACTCCAGAAGGTTCTCGATAAGCTGTTGAGCTTTGCCTTTGACGGATTGTTTGACGGCATTTTCGGTAAAACAGGTTCGATATTTGGCGGCATTCTTGGGCGCAAGGACGGTGGCCCGGTCAAAGCGGCAACTGGGGGCTTGATCCGTGGTCCTGGTGGCCCTCGTACCGATAGCATCCCAGCTATGCTCTCGGATGGCGAATATGTCATCAATGCCAAATCCACCAAGCAGAACAGGGCATTGATTGAAGCCATTAACAGTGGTCGAGCGTTGGCGCTGGCTGACGGCGGCATGGCTTCGTTGAAAGCCCCTTCAATGCCGACGTTGCGAGCTCCTTCGCAAGCGCGATCCGCACAAGCTGCCCCCAAGATTGAAATCAATATCGCAAGCGCCAGCGGTGACGATTATATCCGATCAGTTGTGAGTGATGGCGTCAATCAAGGGCTTCGGCAGTACGACAAATCAGGCCCGATGCGCTTTGCACGGGATAGCAAGCAGGCGAACCGGAGAGGGTTGGTGCGTTAAGGATTTGGGGCGGTTGGGATACCGCCCCACCTGCTTCGGGCTACAAAGTCAGTTCGGCAGAACCAAACAGCTGAGTGTTGTTAAATGGCACGTGAACTCCATCTTCATTCGTTATAAAGTAAATGAAGTGAAATGCATCGGCTCGCCCGCCTATGAGGCAAACATCATGGCGTTCCCAAGTAAATTGCATGTCGTCTAATAACGCTTCGAAACTGATCGATGCTGTTGCAGACCAGAAACTCGCAACGCCACTAGGCTTCAATGCTTTTGCAACTGTCGTTAAGCCCTCACGAGCATAGATTGAGTTGTTCTCGTTCCTAACGAGAAAATCTGGACCATTGTCCGTATCCATCAATATCAGATCGAAGCGTGAGGGGCTTTCATGCAATGTGTGCATCACGTCACCGCACTTAATCTTTACGCGAGGATCATTGAGCGGAAAGTGTGCAAGATGTCCGATTGTACAACGGTTCCATTCCACAATCTCTGGAACGAATTCACAAACAGTAACTTGGGCACTTTCAGGTAACGCGTCGAGAGCCGCTCTGACTGTAAATCCCATTCCAAGTCCACCAACCAGAATGCTCTTCGGTGCATGGTTTAGTAGCCTAATGGAACGTTCAGCTAGAACGGTTTCCGATTGATAGTTGATGTTCGACATGAGTTCGAGCCCGTTATAGCGGATCTCGTAAATATCATCTCTTCGACGCAGGAGTATCTCATCGCCAGCAAAATTGCTGGCCCGAGCAAGCTCAGTCCAAATAGCCATGATAAATTCCAACCATGGAACTGCCGAAAGCGGCAGAACGAAAAAATTCAGGGTGACTGGAGTTTTAAGGGTCGCTGCGCGTTTAGCTGGGCAGCAACCCACTGGCATCGTCTGAGCGAGCATCCATCATCAAAGGAAAGGCCGACTGGCTATTCGAGATTGCGGACAACAACGGTCTATTTCGAAACTGTGTCGTCATGAACAGATAGCGCCTCAACTTCTGATAAGCGTCACTCGTAGGAAATAGTGGGAACGAATGCAACCACTTGTTTATAGCTTTGGAACCGCAGCATGATCGACCTTCTCTCAACTGTCCGGTTTGTGCCGTCATACCCGCAGCTCGTTGTGCCGGTTAGTCAGACAAAATTCGGCGGTCGGGTGCTCTCGACCGTTGAATATGCTGATCGGTATCGCACCGTGGACATGGAAACGCTGCCGATGAAGGCAAGCGAGGCTGTGCAGCTTCAAGCCTTCATTGCGGCGGCAAAGGGTGGCATGGAAACGATTGTCTATCGTCCCAAGCATATCTGCATTCCTCGCGCATATTGGGGCGATCCGAACAACCCGCGTATCACTGGCACCGCTTCACGCGGAACGGTAACGGGCGGCTACACGGTCCAGTTAACCGGTGTCGTTCCCGGCCTGCAACTGATGGACGGCGATATGTTTTCGCTCAAGAGCGGTGACTATCGGCAGTTCTTGCAGATCGCTTACGGCGGCGGTGCGACTGCTGCCAGCACACAGATGACGGTGAAGGTCGATCAGCCGATTGCGTCTTATATCGCAACCGGCGCAACGGCCCGGTTCAAGCAGCCAGAAATGAACACGCGGCTTGTGAAGGATAGCTTTCAGATGTCGAAAGGTCCGCGACCTACTGCGACTTTCCAGCTTATCGAGGTGCCGAAATGAAGGGTGGAGTTATGGATAGTGACGAGAGAGATTTCTTCGGGTTTACTCCGGCGATGTCTGAGGCTCTTGAACTCGAGCTCTCGGATTACGACGGGTTTTGTCTAACTGAGGTGGTAAAAAAGGCATATCAGGAAGTGAAGAAGCACGATCCATCTTTTTCAGTATTAGATAAGCTGTAACATCGATCGAGCACATGCCTATGTCTTCACAATCGCTAACGAGCTGGTGGATCTCTTGCTTGTCAAAGCGATCTTCATGCTCCCTTACTTCGCCTTTTGCATATTCAGTGCGGAGCACTAAGTGTTCGCCCTCTTTATTCAGCGATCCGTGAACGAAGTAGTTTCGGTGTTCATTTAGTCGCTCTAGCGCAACCGAGATTAGTCTTACATGCTCTTCAATTTCTGTGTGTATCGACTTTGATGATGCCGCTCTCAGAGCAAACCAAAGTGATTGTCCGTTTAACTCGTTCGTGACTGCTTGAATTCCTGGCGGACTGCCAAGTAGACGATTGAGAAGCAGCTTTGAGCTGTTCTCGGCATTATTCCAAGCGATTACAAGGGAACCGACTAAATGTTCGATGCTAATATCTTGTAATGGAAATTGGCGCCGGTCGGGCCGATTGCCGGGATGCTTCTTACCTTTTGACATGAATGGCCCTCCGCCTGGTCATCAAAGCCAAGTCGTAACCAATAGTCGTTTAAACTTTCCTACAAATTGGAGGCTTCATGGCTTTTCCAACTCGTCTACAGCAATTGCTTGAGGAGGGGCGCATTGTCGTGCGCTCCCTTGGTGATTTCCATTTCGGAACCGGCTTCTGGTACATGTGGAATGGATCGTCAGAACTGGTCTGGAATGGAAACACTTACATTCCGAACCAGCTTATTGCGATTGAAGAGCCGCCATATCAGATGGGGGCGGAAGCTCTGCCGATCACTATAACCATGCCGACAGCGGCTGATCACGGTGTTACGCCTGATAAGCTCGCCCAGATTGAAAGCGTTGATTACAAGGGCCGCACGGTCATCCTGTACGATGCTTATTTCGATCCTGATACTCGCGAACTGCTTCACGTTGAGCCCATGTATCGTGGATATATCGACACCGTTGATCACGTCATTGACGGCGGCGAAATGGTGCTGAAAGCCAACATCGAAACGTCAGCACTGGAAAACCACCGTGACGGTTATCGCACCGCCTCACACGAAGATCAGCAGCTTATCTCACCGGGTGACAAGATTTTCGAATACGCTTCAACTGTGAAGCGCGAGAATTTCTACATCACGCCATATCAATAAGCACTCCTGACATTAAGGACCGCCATGCACCAGCAATGGGAAAAACGCCTCGTGGCTGTCACGGAGGCGCACATGAACACGCCTTTGGTTTGGGGCAAGTCTGATTGTCTTCTGACCACCTGTGACGCAATTGAAGCCATGACAGGCGTTGATCCGGCTGCGGATATTCGCGGCAAGTACAAGAGCAAGGCTGGGGCTTATCGTCTGATCAAACAGCGTGGATATGACAGCCTTGGTGCGGTTCTGGCTGACCGCTTTGCAGAAATCCCCGTCGCAATGGCTGGACGCGGCGATGTTGGCATCTACCAGAACACGGTCGGCTATTTCTGTGAATACGGCTTCGCTGTGAAAGGCGAGGACGGTTTGCGTTTCCTGCCACGCATGATGGCTGAGCGAGCTTTCAAGGTTTCCTGATGAAATACATTCTGGCAGTTATATTCGCGCTTCTAGTATCGCCAGCGGCGGCGGAGCCTGTTTCTATTGTGACAGGCATTGCGGCTGCTGGCTCGTGGCTGTTTGGCGGATCGGTTCTTGCGAACATCGTTCTGGGCGGTCTGGCAGTTGCTGCAAAATATGCGCTCGGTTCGCTCAAGAAGGTGCCTAAGTCGGAAGCGTCCGCCACAGAAACTAAGTACGGCGAAAACCTCGTTCGTGAGGTTGGTCTGGGTATCTTTGGCACCATGGGTCACCACATTTATCGAAATGCGTTCGACAAGGGCAATCACATTGTTCAGGACGTGTTCAAGCTGTCGGATTTTCGGTGCCTTGAGCTGCTGCGCATTCAGATGGACGGTGAATGGAAATCACTCTCGCCTGATCAGCAGGGCGACGAGGGGCGCATCTACGGCCAGCGCATTCTCAATGTGAAGGATGGCGGACAGTGCTTTGTGCGCTTTTACCATGGCGCGTTTGATCAAACTGCCGATCCTGCGTTGATCGCTTATGCCAATCCTGCCGGTCGGTGGACATCTGCGCACCGTGGTGCTGGCCTTTGCTACGCTATCGTCACAACGATGACAGACGTGGATAATCTCACATCTGTTCCCAGCCTCATGTTCGAAGTCCGCGGCGCACCGCTATACGATCCGCGCAAGGACAGCTCGGTCGGCGGTTTCGGCTCGCATCGCTGGAATGACCAAAGCACATGGGAGTTCAGCAACAATCCAGCTGTAATGATGTGGAACCTTGAACTTGGGCTGTTTAACGGCACTGAGAAGATAGTCGGTCGCGGGGTAGCCGCAAGCCGTCTGCCTTTGTCTGAATGGTTCACCGCAATGAATATCTGCGATGAAATCATGCCGGACGGTAGCAAGCGTTATACGGCTGCACTGATCGCGTCCTCTGGTGATGGTGTCACGCACGAAACAAATATGACACCACTGCGCGAAGCTTGCGCCGGTTCGTGGATTGAAGCGGTATCGGGCGAATATCCGCTTGTGGGTGCAAATCAGGCGATTGTCGCGACAATCACTGACAATGACATTGCATGGGAAAAGTCATTACAGCTTTCGCTCACACGCACCCGCACGGAGTTGGTGAACACGGTCGCCGCATCATATGTCAGCCCTGATCTGTTTTATGAAACCACTTCGCTGACAACGCGCATTGATGCGTTAGCCTTGGCGATAGATCGTGAGCGCCTTGCATCCAAGGTTGATTATACTGCTGTTACGGATCATCGCGTAGGCGACCGTCTGGCAGATATTGCTATTCGTGCATCGCGTTATCAGGCCAATGGCAGCTTCACAATTCATCCGAAGTTTCTTGCGCTTCAGGTCGGGCAGTGGGTACAATGGCAGTCTGATCGCTATAACCGCACGGTTAAGTTTCAGATCCAATCCAAGTCACTCGGCGCGATGGGTAGTGACAGCGTTCGCGATGTTTCTATCTCATGGCAGGAAGTCGGAGACGGCATCTTTGATCCGACCGCTTATGCAACCAATCCGCCAATCCCGATCCCGAACGGTCAACCGGATTATCAGGCGCAGCTTTCCAACTTCAACGCCATTCCGAACAAGGTCATTGGCGACGATGGTCAGGAATATCCCGGCATTCGCTTGTTTTGGGATGAGATTATCGACACCACCGTTGAAGGTGTCGATATTCAATATTGGCCTGAGAATGACCCGTCGCAGGTATTCACCGCCTATGTGCCGCGAGACGTAACGGTTTTCCAAATCGTCAACGGGCTGACCAGTAAATCAGAATGGAACGTTCGCTATCGTCTCAGAGTGGCAGCTGGAACGCGGCCTGTTGCTTGGTCTGCTCCGATCTTGGTTCTGACACAGGAAACGTCTGGCGATGACAGCCCGGTCGATTATGGTCGGCTGGATGATGACTTATCCGGTCTAATCAATTGGATCACGGATGATAGGCGGGAGCTTGTTCGTCAGGCCCAAGAGAACGCTCTGGCGTCTGCTAATGGCCTGTTTGGTGCATATGCGAACGTTGAACGCCTAAGCCGTCAGCTTACCAGCACGTTCGGCACGGCTAAGGCCGAATGGAAGGAAGATATCTTCGTCGCCACAGGCCCAAACAGCGCCATCGGGCAGCAGTTAACGCAGATCAACGTCAGCCTCGGCAATAAAGCTGAAGCAAGCACAGTCGTTCTTTTGCAAAGCCGTGTTGATGGTGTCGAAGGCGATATGACCGCCATTTCCAATGCGGTGACAGAGGTCAATGCATCAGTCGATGGAAATGTATCAAGCGCGACATGGCGCATGACTGCAACGTCAAGCAGTGGTGGCTCATCTACCAAAATATCGGCATTCGCCAGAGTTGGCACGACCGACAGTTGGAAAGAGGCTGGGTGGTTTGTCAACGTTACCCCAACCAGTAGCCAATTCATCGTCATTGCAAATCAGTTTGCAATCGCAAATCCAGGCGTAAGCGGCGGGTTTACTTATCCATTCGTCGTCCAGAACGATGAGGTTTACGCCATGAACATGCGTCTCGGCACACTCAAGTTCGACCGGCTGTTGTCGAACAACAACAAACTCGACATTCGCGGCGACGGTGGAAACGCTTACATTCGGATTTTTGTCTGATGGTAAATTGGATAGCAGGATGGAAAGCGGGTGTCGGGCCTGTGATGAAGGTGATGAAGTTCGATGGCGATGACCCTATGGCGGTGGCTAATACCGCCTACAGTCGCTTTTACTTCAATTCTGAGGCAAGTAATCTTTCATATGTGTTCTCACACTTTCAGACAGGCGCGGCTTTAAATAAATCAAACTATCCGGGCGGGCATAGTCCCGGTGGTTTCTACGGACTTCAGACTGGATCGCTTGGCGACCAATGGGTGTTGAGAAGCACCTATTCAACATCGGGTGAAAATCCCGGACAAGAGCGCTACGAGATGTTGGGTCTTGTCGGCAGAATGCCAGATATTGCGGGTACCATCCCGTTTTCAGAATGCAAGCTGGTTGGTGGCGATGGGACGTCGCGCATTCTGTGGAACAATAAGATGGCTGGTACTAGCGGATACATCTTTAGCGTCACAAATTATGGCGTTACCTGTTTTTCAACAGTGACAACCGAAACCGGCCTGAACTATCGGCGTATCCCGCCAAATTTTGGATATACGGGTTGGTGTATCAGGCCTTCTAATCAGTCCGCCGGTTTCGACGCAGCCCTAACCGGGGACCAAGACCTTGTGTCGCTTATGCTCTGGGACTTGCCCTGCAATAATGTGCCAATCCCTAAGCCGTCAGGCACACCGATTTCAGGCCAACTTGCGTTCGCGGTTGAGCCGGGTCGAGCCAAAATCGCAAGGCCGGGGTTCTCGGTCGATACGGCTACAGGCCGACAACTGATAATGGACAGCGACAGGACGCCGATCAAATGCGTCATGATGGGTGAAACCCCTGCAATAGCGCCGGGAACGTCTTACTTCGTTGCCAAGCCAGCGGCGATTGACTTCGATCTTTCGCCATCAATGATTTGCGACACGATCTGCAACCTGAACGGATGGGGCTTTTCGATCCCTCCCGTCAATCTCAATCTCGGAACCGGAGCTGAGCAGACTTGGGCGTATTATAAGGTCGAACCAAACGGAATTAGGTTCTCAGTCGTCGGGTCACATTCAGTTGCAGTCCGCTTTATGCTCTATGCAACAGGTCGTGAAGGGTACTCGAGCGGTGGCAATCAGGTGATGCGGCGGCTTGGCAATGAGCATTTTCAAATCAAGCGCCCCGGATCGAGTGACGTTGCACCGGGTTACAATGACATTCTGGTTGATACTCGATTTAGCGCTGTGACGGTATTGGCGGAAGGATACATTCCAGCATCCAGTTTCAGTGCAGCCAATCAAGTGCACTGGCGCTACGGCAATGTTGCTGCGCGAATTAACTTTGATAGCCAAGGGCTATTTGTCTTCCCTAAGGTCATCGTTGATTTTGGCGATATGTACCGGCAGGGAAATCATTCGATGATTATCAAGCCAGCAGGCGGCGGTACGGTCGAAGTGATGCGCCAATCAATGGCAACTGTCGTCAATAGCGACAACTGTATCGTCCACATATCGCCGGGTAACGATGCCGGTGCAACCGGCTTCCCAGAACCCGCAGGTATCAGGTACTTCATCCTCGGCGCGGCAACGCTCTAACTTCCAAAATTCGGAGAATACAATGGCTGTTTTGTCAGATTACACGTCTGGCAGGATTTCGCTCGCCAATGGCTCAACGACCGTAACAGGTACGGGGACGCTGTTTGATGTAGCGAAATTCCGCGAAGGTGACACACTCCAAATTCAGAACCTGACCGCCGTCATCGCCAGTGTGAATAGCGATACCTCGCTGACGCTAACAATGCCGTGGACTGGCACGACACTGACGAATGCAATCTATCGCGCTCGTTATCTACCAGACGGTGCGCGTGTGACTGCGCAGGCGACAACGCTGATTGAGTTGCTTGGTAATGGCGTCTTGTCCAACCTCGCTGAACTTGGCGTTGAGGATGGCAAAGTTCCTATCGGGAATGCGGCTGGTGAGTATGAGCTTGTCGATACTGATGAGTTTGGCGTTGCTGATCCAAATGGCACTTTGGCAAAGTTCGCCGCACTCACACTCGCTGCACGACAAATATTTCAGACGGATGAAAATGGTGCGCTGAAAGCCATAGCGCTGGCGGGTAATAAAGCTCTTGTCACCGATGCTAACAAGGATATGCAGCAGATCGATATTGGGACGCTTGGCCGTTCTTTGCTCGCTCTCGCTACCGGCACCAATGCGCAATATGTGCAGGGTGATGGGACCTTGCAGGCCAAGACAGGTTTGCCTGTCAGTACCGCAACACAGACCGCGCTCAACGCGAAAGCGAACACTGCCAGCCCTACCTTAACCGGGACGAGTACCGTGTTGGCGTTGCGCGTTGGTCAGGGCACTTTGGTGGGCAAGGCGCAGTTTTGTAACAACAACGGCGTTTACATCGGAGAAATCGGCGTTGGAACTGGTACCGGTGACACGGGCAAGATGGGTTTTTACAACAGTATCAATGGTGGATGGTGGTTTAATGGCGCAGTCCAAATCACAGGCGCGTTGTCTAAGGGGTCCGGCACCTTCCTAATTGATCACCCACTTGATCCTTTTAATCGGAACCTGCGACATGGCTTCGTTGAAGCCCCGCGCTATGAGCTGATTTATAGGGGTACTGCGCGACTTGCGGATGGGCGAGCTACGGTCGATATCGATGCCGCTAGCGACATGACTTCCGGCACATTCGAGGCTCTCACAACTAATGCAGTTGTCTCCAGCCTGCAAAATCAGGTTGGGTTTGCGCGCCTTCGACCCGGTGAGATCACTGGCGCATCGTTCGAAATCATTAGCGAAGATGATCAGTGTAGCGATTTAATCTCTTGGGTTGTCATTGCGGAACGTAACGACCCTTTCGTTAAATCTGAGCTTGAGCCGAACACCGATAGCAACGGTCGGTTTATCCCCGAATTCGACAAGGAAGATTGAAAATGTCAGTCACTGAAACAATTCCAGACTTAGAGCGGGTAGGGCGTAAGGGTGTTCCGATGCATTATGCAGCATACGGCATCGAACCTCCGATGAAAACTGTTCCTGTTGAGGCTGGTGAACCAGTCGCCGATCATCTCGGCCTTAATCCTGTAGATGTCTACCGCCTCGAAATTCAGGCGATGATTGATGCCAAGGCCAACGAGCGCCAGTACGATAGCGGCGCGACCTTGGCGAGCTACGTCAATTCAACAATTGAGCAATGGGCCAGCGAAGCGCAAGGCTTTGTCGCATGGCGCGATGCTGTCTGGCTCTATGCCTTGGCAGAATTAGATAAGGTGCAGAAGGGTGAACGTGAGCAGCCAACTGTTGCTAAATTCTTGGCCGAACTGCCGGTGTTCGAGTGGCCGCTATGAATTACTTTGCACGGCGTGACCATTTCGGGGAAACGGCAGAACGAGCGGTTCGCTACTTTTCAAAGCTACTGAGGACGAAGAGCGCGAAATGATCGACATCGTTCCCAGCAGATCAAAACGATAGACCGCACCGCCTTTGAGGCGGTTTTTTTATTGCCGAAAGGAAATCACCTCGGCAAGCGCCACATGAGATAGCTAGCTAAAGCAAAAGCAAAAAATGCTGAACCCAAGAGCCAAAACTCAGGCTCTATGGTTTCTAAAATTTTCATGTACGTCCCCCTCACGCAACCCATAAAGCGGCATCAATATTCGAGTGCGGTAGTGGTCACAAGTGGGTGTAACTGTCGCACTCTTCAAAAGAAAACCCCGGCAGCGGGGGCTGAACCGGGGCCGCGCTAGCTTGATGGTCACACCTCACCTGCGCTCGTCAATCATCCCATAAAATTAGGAAAACACAAACAAAAACCCCGGCTCCTTCGCCGGGGTCCTGGTCTATACCGTGGGCTATAATTTACGACGGTTGTTCAAGTAATACCTGATCTCTTTCCAGCCGATTAAAGCCACCACATACGAAAGTGTAGCGAGAATAGCTGCTTCAATTATCAGAAACCAAATCATGATGCGTCTTCAAGCCTGTACTCGGCCGCCTCCTGATTTTTTGCCCTTCATCCATGGAAGCGCGACTTCTGGTTCTTCGAGAATTCCGCGCTTCTTCGCAAAACCTCGAATGGCGCTCTCTGCCACTTTCATTGGTTTGATGCCATCGTGGCTGTCGCAGCACGCTTTCCAAGCGGTTTCGTAAACGATGCCACGGTCATATTCGGGCCACTCGTATAAAAAATCTATTGCATCATCAACGCTTGCAATTTCGCGGATTAGGTAAGGTCCGTCCTTAACAAAAACAGGACTGTCAAACAAACGGTCGCTCATCGAAACCTCCATTTGATCGAACGAATTATACCGGGATGACAGCTCTAATTTTATTTCGAGTGTCCGCAATTTCAAGAGGACGTTGATCACAAATAGTAAAAATCAAAATGTGCCAAACCGTGCCAGCAGGCGAGGGGATTAAAACAGTTTGGCAATGAGCCAAATGATCGTCCCGTAGATTAGCCCGCCGATGAAAACCATGACAACCAATGCTTGAATGGGATGGCCATTCCTAGTTGGTTTTTTCTGGGAAGAGATTGCAAATTGGATAATGCCAAGTGCAGCGCCAATTAAAACAGCCGTTGTGTAATTCATGAATCCCCCTAGGTGCCGCCCGGCACCGCAAACCACTATCAGCAAAAAAAGAAAATAAAAACAAGGCCTGCAATCGACGGGCCTTTTCTTTTTCTGACAGAAAAGAGCTGAAGCGACGCTTAAACGCGCGGCTTTCGCTCGTCTAAATTCCAAGGACAATAAAATGAACAAAACAACGTTCTTCGCGTATGCGAGGCGCGCGCCTTTTGGCGGCCGTTTGAGCCAGGCTCAGGTTGATGGCACATCGGCTATCTTGGCCGAAGCTGAGCGCCGTAGTCTACCGGATGAACAGACAGCTTATATCCTTGCGACTGTCTTTCATGAGACTGGCGGCAAGATGCAGCCTGTTGTTGAGAATCTGAATTACACCAGTGCGGCGCAAATTCGGAAAACATGGCCAACGAGATTCCCATCGGTCGCCAGCGCACAACCGTATGTGCGCCAGCCTCAAAAGCTTGCCAATAAGGTTTATGGCGGTCGCATGGGCAACGACAGCGTTAACGATGGCTGGACATATCGCGGACGAGGCCTGCCTCAGGTCACTGGCGAGGACAATTACAAAAAGTTCGGTATCGCCGATGCGCCTGAGAAGGCACTGGAGCTCGCTACTGCTATCCGCATCCTCTTTGAAGGCATGGTGCTGGGCAAGTTCACGGGGCGCAAGCTGAGTGACTATTTCGGCAAGGGCAAAACAGATCCTGAAGGCGCGCGAGCTATCGTCAACGGCACCGATAAGGCCACGCTGATCGCTGGCTATTACCGCAACTTCCTCGACAGTCTGACTGCTGCGCGCGAAATGAAAGCTGCTGCTCCTGATGACGCCAAGCCTGACGACGTGCCTTTGCTCAAGGATAAAACTGTGCAGACCATCGTCGCAGCTGGTGGTGGCACGTTCCTGACCGGACTTATCAGCGCCGTGTCGAACCCGTGGGCATTCCTGACTGTCGCTCTTGTGCTTGTCGCTATCGGTGGCGGATTCTGGCTATGGCATACAGGCAGGCTAGAATTGAAGAGGGTGGCGGCGTGAGGATCGTGATTGATTACGACGCTGAAGCGCAGACTGCCGAAGTCGCGATTGGCGGAAAGGTCCAGTGTTGGACCGATGCGCGCCTGACATTCGCGCAAGGCATCACCGAGACACGCGACGGTTATCTGATCCGCCGCGAACGCGACGGGTCGAAGTCTTTGCTTCTTACAGGAGAGCAGACATGAGCGAATTGAAGATTGAAGTGAAACGACTTCCCAAGGGTGAAAGTACAGAATGGGGTGCATTCTATGCTGAAGTTGACGGAAGAGCTGTTGGCGCTCCCGGCAGGCCTTTCTGGAGAACTAGGAAGGACGCTCATCGGTGTGGTGAGCTATTCGTCGCGCATGTAGCTGGTACAGCTTGGCCCACTGGATCTGCGGCATGACTTTCCTCCTCGCCTTGCGCTCCAAGCTGACTAGCTACGCCGTTGTTCTTAGCGCAGCGCTGGCCGTCCTTGTCAGCGTGTACCTCAAAGGTCGGTCGGACAGCAAAACAGCGCAGACCGCTCGAGACGCTCAATCGGCAACCAAAGCACGGAAGATAGAAAATGAAGTCAGCCGTCTTGATGACAGCGCTGTTGACGCTCGGCTTGATAAGTGGATGCGCGACAAGCGGTAATTACTGTGACGTGGCGCGAGCGATCTATGCCAGCCACGACGACACATCAGAAACCAAGCGCCAGATCCTGGCCGAGAATGAGAAAATAGAAAAGTTGTGCGGGGTACGGCCGTGAGGGATGTTGCAATGAACGAATTGATGGATGCAGACAAATGACCGGCACTGAAATCATGGGCGCAGTCGGCTTCATCGTGATGCTGTTCGGCTTCCTGTTTGGCCTTTGGAAGTATGTCGAAGGGCACATCAAGACAGTGCGCTCGGAGTGCGCAGCCAAAGCCGAAGCAGCCACAGCGCTTGCCGCACTGACGCGGCAGGAGTTGTCAGACTATAAGCTCCGCGCCGCCGAAACATTCGCCACAAAGGCCGGAATGCAGGAGCAGACCTCGCAGATCATGCGCGCTATCGAAAGCGTTGCAAACCGCATCGATGGACTCACCGAGCGGATGGACCGTGTCTTTGAACAGAAGACTACGCGGGCGCGATCATAATTCTTTCGCTGCAAGTCATAGCCGTAACGCGTTTTGGCGCTATGTAAACTCCTAGAACCGATCGGTGTTCAGGGAGATTCATCATGCAGCATAGAATTCACGAAAATATGGAAGTCATTGGTGCCGATGGCGTACACATTGGGACGGTTGATCGTTTAGAGGGTAACCGCATCAAGCTTAAGAAGACTGATAATTCGGCGTCGCATCAAGATCATCACCATTATATCGAGATTGGTTTCGTCGCAGATATTGAAAGCGATAAGCAGGTTCGTCTTTCTGCGAACGCCGATGTTGCGGTGACGCTGGAAGAAGAAGAATCCGGCAAGCCTGTTGATCTTTGATAAAATTTCTTTCAACTAATACGATTGCGAGCGGTCTTCGGGCCGCTCTTTTTTGTGTTTAGGGCTTGATATGTTGTCTTGAGACCCTTTCCATCCTTTGCGTCGGACAACCAATCCGACTCTACCACCAAGCAGAACCAAACCAACACGAGGAGACTGTATGTCTGAACAGGCACAGGGCGCGGGTGCGCGCGTAAACACGGGTGGGCCTGCTCACCCATTCCTTACATGGCAAAATCCGCAAGGGTTCAATATTGGCAGCCTGCATGAAGGCCTGACAATACGTGATCATTTTGCGTCCAGCGTAGATCTCAGTGATATCAATTTCCCAGATCTAGAGACCGCTGCAAAGTGGATGCAATGCAAGGCGCCGGACGAAGAAAACTACGTCGAATGCCTCGAGTTCGCTTTCAAGCTTGAAGCATTCATGCGGTACAAAAAGGCCGACGCCATGCTCGCTGCCAGAGGACACTAAATGCTCTCAAAACAAGAACTAGCCCGCCGTGTTGCTGCGTATCAGCAGCACGGCACTATAACGAAGGCTGCGCACGCGTGCGGCGTCAAGAAGTCTGCATTTCACGACAGCATTAAACGCGCGGCTGAGCTTGGCTTGATGGGCACCAAGCCTGTACTGGAAGGGTTTAGGCTGACTAAAACAACTGCCGTGACTAATTCTGACGGGAGTGTTGTTCGTGAGTTTGTACAACAGCGCCCCGACGTGGGGCCGCAGTTTAATGTTCCTGATGGGCACGCTGTCAAAGGCGTTTCTGCTCTTGTCGATTCACAAGGTCGGCTTATGCAGCAATGGGTTAAAACCCGCGAAGAGCCGTCCGCGATAGACATTGCCGAAACGCTTAAAGTTGCATTTGAAGGCTGGCAGCCAGCATCGAAGCCAACTCCGGCCCCTGCGGCTGCAAACAGTGATCTCCTAACGCTAACGCCTTTAGCTGATTTACATCTCGGCCTTTTCTCTTGGGGCAAAGAAACAGGCGTCAACTGGGATCTGGAAATCGGCGAGAAAGTCATCGGCGAAGCGATTGAGGATCTAGTGGCCAGAACCCCGTCCAGCGGTGAAGCCATTGTGCTTGGTGGCGGCGACTTGCTCCACAGCGACAACAACGAGAACAAGACGGCTCGATCCGGAAACGTGTTGCAGGTCGACGGGCGATATCAGAAGGTACTCATGGCCGCATGCCGACTGATCGTGAAGGCGGTTGATGCAAACCTTCGGCGTCATTCGCGTGTGACCATTCGTATTCTTCCCGGCAATCATGACGAGCACGCCTCGGTGGCTGTCGCTTATTTTCTGCTCGCTTGGTATCGCAATGAGCCCCGCGTCACAGTCGATGTTGATCCTTCGCTGTTCTTCTGGTTTCGCTTCGGTTCGGTTCTCTTAGGCGCTACGCACGGCCATACGGTCAAGTTGAAAGACATGGCTAGTATCATGGCTCATCGCCGCGCCGAGGATTGGGGAGCAACGAAGCATCGCTTCATCCATGGTTTTCACATCCATCATTCCAGCAAGCTTGCGACTGAAGGAAACGGCGTAATCTCTGAATCGCACCAGACACCCACGCCTCAAGATGCTTGGCACTTCGGTTCGGGTTTCTTGTCGGGGCGTTCAATGCAGGCGATCACGTATCACTCAACGTTTGGCGAGATATCGCGCGTTCGAGTGGCCATGATGGACGGGGTGAATACGAAGTATCAGGCGGCTAATGATAACCGACCTGAAAGGGCAGCGGCATAAGAATTAACGGCGGGCCAACGCAGCATCGTAACTCATCCATGATGAGCCCGTCGTTAACACCCACGCCGCCCACCAAGCGGCGTTTCACCACAACACGAGGAGAGAATATGCTTGAAGAAGCAGAAGACAAAGCAGCACGCGCGGCTGTTGAAGGGCGGGAAGTCCGAAGTACGGCACCCTACCAGGATGGAAATGTTCGAGTATGTAACCCAGATGGAAGTTACAATCCTATACTCAGCGCGTTAACATACGTCCGCGCAAATCCTACGTTAGCCCAACTTGCGCTAAGAAAACGTCGAACAAATGCAACTGTTCACCAACCACTCGTCATCATCGAAACGCCTTACAGCGGCGACGTGGAAGCCAACACCGCATACGCACAAGCATGCCTCTTAGACAGCCTGCGACGAGGTGAGGCGCCGATTGCCAGCCATTTGCTGCATACGCAAGTGCTGGACGATATGCAGCCAGATGAACGGTCGTTAGGTATTGAGGCAGGTCTTGCCTGGTATCGAGTGGGAACGAAATGCGTTGTTTACACTGATCGTGGTATCAGCGGCGGAATGAAGATGGGTATCGATCGAGCCGGATTGCACGATGTGGCAGTTGAGTATCGAAGCATTAAAGCAACGCCAGCAGGAGAAGCACATGAGCAACATTGAAACAGCAATCGCCGTGGCATCTGCGGCTCACATGGGGCAGTTGGACAAAAACGGCGAGCCTTATATTTTTCACCCGATCCGCGTGATGTTGGCTCAAACAACCGCTGAAACGCAGATCGTCGGCGTAATGCATGATTTGATTGAAGACACAGACACGTCGCTGAATGATATTTATTCATTCGGTTTTGATGACGACATCGTACTTGCCCTGAACGCAATTACCCGTCGGGATGACGAGGATTATTTCGTCTATGTGAAGCGTGCTTGTTTAAACCCTATCGCAAGGCCGGTCAAAATAGCTGATCTGCGAGACAATCTTCGTGCTTCTAGCGATGATGCTGACAGGCGTGCTCGTTATACGAAAGCGCTAGAAATGCTGGGGGAGGCTCCATGAACCAATTCCACTTCGGGCAGAAAGTTGTCTGCATCGATTCAGTCGTTGGCTTTGAGCAATATCTTGAGGTCAAGGAAGGTGAGATTTACGAGATTGCTTGGATCGGGCCTTTTGAGCACTACATGCATGGATCTTATATCGGCGTTCGGCTCAAGGGCGTTGATCGTGGAATCTGCCCACAATTTGGATACGAAAACCCACCGTTTGCTGCGAGCCGATTCCGTCCGCTTGTGGAAGATAAATTGTCAGCGCTGCGCAGCTTGTTGAGCGACGGGCCTATTACCGAGAAGTTTGAGGAGCCAAAGCGTAAGGTGAGGGAGGACGTATGACCGATAACGATGGGTGTGGATCTATGACAGTGGGTAAGATTGAACAACTATCCAAGCCGTCATTTGCGGACCTCTGCGCCCGCAATACGGAGGCAGGAGAGGCAGCTACTCGGGCATGGTGGGCACAGCGGGAACGGGAAATAGCTTCAACAATCGACGGAGCAAGCGTGCCTGACACCTTCGATCCATGCCTTCCTTCAACCGTCACCTCCGACGGCGGCTCAACAAGCTATTACGAACTACCAGAAGACGCGAGTGAACTGAACGACCTTATTGAGCACAAAGGCATGTCCTTTGCGCTCGGCAACATCTTTAAGGCTTGCTATCGTTTTGGCGAGAAAGATGCGGCCAGCCGAATGTATGATCTTAACAAGATTATTTTCTTTGCGGAGAGATTGAAGGCTCTGGAACAGCGCGAGACCTAAACAACAACCGCCCTTCGGGGCGGTTTATTCGTTTGGATCTTTGCCGGTCTCGCCTTTACGAATTTCCTCAGAGACAATTGTTATCGCGTCTGCAGCTTCATCTGCTGACCAACCCGCTTCAACAGCTTCTTCAATCAGATTGCTTGCGCCGGGGAGGCTTGTTCCATCAATCACGGCTTCTGCTTCTTTTTCAGACCGCCCTTCCAAAGTTGCTTGCTCGAGAAGTTCGGCCACTCCTTCAGAAACAGCCTCTTGGCAGTCAGTCTCACGATCAGGGTACGGTCCGTTTTGTTTTGGGCTGAGCATGTCATTTCTCCGTATTTACGCCAATAACGCGCCAAGTGCCAAAAAGCTCCTAGAACAAACTCGATTGATCTTCGCCATTTTCGTTATTAGGCGTCAAATCGATCAGGTTCGCATCAGGCAAAGGCTTCTGCATTTCCTTGGCTTCGTCCCATGGCGCACGCAACCAAGTATCAATTTCTTCTGTCGTGCGCAGGATGACCGGCATTGCCTTTGGGTGAACAGGCTTAACAACAGCGTTAGGCTCGGTGGTGAGGAAGCCGAATATGTCGACCTCGACTGGACCTTCCTTCTTCTTCCGCACACCTTTCCAGCTTGTCCAAATGCCAGCGAACGCGAAGAGGGGCTTTTCTTCGTTTAGAGCGAACCAGTGCAGCGGCTTGCGCTTTGTCTTCGGATCTGGCTCTTGTCCGTATTCGGAAAATGACGTGGCGGGTACGACGCACCGGCTTTCAACGTCTTGCCAACGCCGCCAATGAGGAGAGGTGAGGTTACGAATGTTTGTCACACCGCTGTCGGCTTCGCCCTTAACGTACATAGGCGGAGTAGGCATTCCCCAGCGAAGGTGTGCTAACTCATGCTCGCCTTCAGCAAGATTTCGTACAACCGGAGCCGGATAATCTGGGTAGAGATCAAGCCGCGGATCAACGCGGTTTGTCACGTCTCCGAATTTTGGAAACAGCCGGCGCATGGCTTCGTGTGTCGTGGTGAGATTATAAAGATTGCACATGCGATCCTCCTGCTACGAAGAGAATAGGGCGCCACTTTTGGGTGTTGGTCAAATACAAGGCGTAAAAAAATGCCTCACGATTTTTACGTGAGGCATTATGCGGCTTAACTGTAAGGCGAATTGCACACAGCGCGTCGACCAGCACTTGGTACATATGTGTTATCAGATGCACGATATGTGCGATAACGTGATGAACACCACTGATAATGACGATTACTATAGCCGCGTGCTGCCGGGCGTTGGTTATTCAGGGCGCCACCAACTACAGCGCCAGCGCCAAATGCAGCGAGCGGATACCACCAGCCGTCCGAGTGTCGCTTGTATCCCCTGCGGTGTTCACGATACCCACGATGACCATTGTGCCATCCGTTTCGGTGAGAGCGTTTCCAATTGCCACGCCTATCATCTCTATGTGCTCTATGCTGAACCTGTTGGAACTGAGATTCATTAAAAATAGATCCTGACGCCTGATTCACCGGGGAAGCAATAACAGGTGTGAATGAGGTCGCTGCAAGAGCAAAACCTAAGGCTGCAATCCAAGTTTTTTTAAACATCAGTTTTCCTTAGTTAATATCAAAGGATAAACGGAGTTACATCGCGTATGGTTCCCAAAAGAGGTAAATTTGGCGCGCTTACCTCGGCGCTCGATAAACTACGAATTCACTTTGCCCTTTCGCGGTGCAAGAGCCACACCTAAGTTTCCATTGGTGCTGTTGTAATGGTTCGTCTTTGCCGATTTTTTGCATAACTCGTTTTGTGTTCAGATTATTAATATGTCCACAGCGCGTACACATTCCGCATAGTACCGCCCAAGGCTCAAGATCAGTAATCCGGGTAAACGTGTCAATTTTTTCATGCGAAGGCGGTCTTGGCATTAGATCTACCGAACGACGATTCGTTCCCATACGCCGTCGCCAAAAGGCTTACCGCCGTGTCGGCACATGAAAACGCTCATCCGTCTTTCTGTTGGGAAACTAAACACGCAAAAATTAATCCCCGACTTGCGGGCCATGCGGTGAGGCAATCTGGCCCCAAGTCGGCCGGCGTCTCTGTGAACTTCACGGCGTGCGCATTTCAGAGCGTAAGCTTCAGGAAGAGCCACTTGGAAGGTTTTCATTATGCGGCCCTCTTAAAAGGATAGGCACGCTGGCCTTGCGTCAAAGCGAGACGGGAAAGTTCAATTTCACGCGCGAGGAAGTCTCGGTCTTTCAAAAGCGCCTCGATGGAAGCCCGAACGTCGCCCTTGTGGTAAGCGAGAACCATTTCAATTTCGGCTTCATAATTCTGCACAAAGGTGTTCATGGATTTCTCCCGAATTATTGAATGTTCCTATTTTGTTCTAATTTATATGAAATGTCAATAATTCTGCTTAGATTGCAGTTGTGTGTGCCGTGAGGTATCATGTGACGTGATTATCAGGAGATCATTATTGGCTAAAATAAAGAAACGCTCGTGGGAAAATGCGAGTGGCAAACACGAAGCTTGGCAGTTGGATTTCACTGACAGGCACGGAAAACGCCACCGCGAACAATATGCAAAGAAACGCGAAGCTGAAGCTCGTCTTTCTGATCTCATGGCGGAGACAGGAGCAGCGACCTATAAGGAAGCGGCTCAAAAGACCACTGTTGCTGACGTTTGCCGTGATTATTATGAAGAGATGGAGAAGCGCAATAAACGTGGTGAGAGCGTTGTTCAGTCCTATCTGCGCACCACAAAGCAGCACATCGATAATTGGATAGATCCGAAAGAGGAAAGCACTGTCGGGTTTACCAAAGGCATTGGAACCAAAATACTGTCTGAACTAACGACTGCGGACGTGATCAGGCTAAGGAATGAAATGCGCGACGCTTCTGCAGGCGTTGTAACTACACGACGTGTTCTCGGAACTCTGAGCCGCATTTTGAAGCATGGCGTCGAGACGGATAAAGTCGGCGTAAATGTTGCTAAAGGCGTGCGCGTTATCGGCAAGCGAGATGAGGTAAGTGATAAGGTCACGCCACCGTCGAAAGCGGCCTTGGCGAAAATCCTGAAAAAATCTGATGAGAAACTAGCGCTTCGAATCAGGTTCGCTGCTTCATCAGGTTTGCGAGCTTCTGAGCAGTGGGCGCTGCGGTGGGTACATCTCGATCTTAAAAAAGGTTCTGTCTCGGTAGAAACGCGCGTGGATGCTTACGGTGAATTTGACACGACAAAGTCATCTGCGGGGCGTCGCACGGTTCCAATAGGCAAGGCGATGATCGAACATTTGAAGTCTTGGAAGAGTGAAACAAAACATAGCGAGCCTGACGACTTTGTTTTCACTGACAGCAAGGGCGGCTTTGTGCGGCACACCAACTTCATGAAACGTGATTGGAAGCCAATGATCGAACTTGCAAAAGTTGAAGATATTGGCTGGCACGCTCTTCGTCACTTCGCCATATCGACTTGGATTGAGGCCGGTCTCTCGCCTAAAGCGGTGCAGACTTTGGCAGGCCATGCCAGCTATGCGATCACTATGAATCGATACGGGCATCTGTTCCCGTCAGATGATCATAAAGCCGCGTTCGACAAGATTGCGGAAGCTCTCGCATGA